GGGTTCGATTCCCGTACGGACTGTTTTAAAAGTCGCATAAACACTGTGTTTGCGGCGTCTTAAAAAAAATTGGTACTCAAAATGGTACTCAAAAACTGAACACAAAAGAAAGGAGTCTGCGCAAGTGCTTTAGATTCTTTTCTGAAAATGGTAGACTTGGAACGCTTTTGGCGTTCTTTTTTTATGCGGTTTTTCTGCTTATTTTTTGCGGAAGAACCGTATTTTTTTATGCAAAAATATAAGCATAGGAGGGATGCGGAATGTTATTTACAGATGAAATTCTTGAAAAAATCTTAACAAGAGAAGATGTGTCAAAGGTTCCGCTTGTGTATCAGTCAGCAATGATTCACGCAATCAAGGAAGTGTTGGAGGAAGAGAATGTATCAGATGCAAAATCAGAATATGGCATTTAACCCAAACCCAAGCTATGCCGCTTATCAATACAACCCAATGCAGAGATTTCAACAACCAGAGCCACAGATTCCGCAGATGCAACCGCAGTTTCTTGGAATCCAAGGAAAAGTAGTGCAGTCGGAATCAGCGATCATGGCGAATGATGTACCTATGGATGGAAGTGTTGCGTTTTTCCCGATGCAGGACATGAGCGCAATCGTAGCAAAACAATGGGATGCCAATGGAACAATAAGAAAGACCGTTTACAAGCCTTTAAATGAGCAGATGGCAGATTATTCAAGTGATGATAAAAAAATCGAAATAGGGCTGTCTGACGATGCGACAAAGGCTATTACTGACAAATTGGATTGTTTGTTTGGAAAAATGGAAGAGTTGGAAGATAAGTTATCTTCGCAAACGCAAAGAAAATCTTCGCGGACACAAAAGGAGAGTGAGTCTTAATGAATCCTATGCAGATGTTACAGGGAATGAAAAACCCGCAGCAGTTTTTACAACAAATGATGGGGAATAACAGCGTAATGAGTAACCCCATGGCTAGAAATGCTATGCAGATGGCACAGAAGGGGGATTCCAAGGGCATCGAGCAGATGGCTAGGAATTTGTGCAAAGAAAAGGGAATTGACGCAGATAAGGCTTTTGAGTCGTTTAAAAGCCAATTAGGAATGTGATACTAATTCTTGCAAGATTATGTATATAAAAAATGAATTATGGAGGTAAATTCTATGTTTAACACAGGTAATTGTGCATCCGTTCCGCTTGTTGCGAACATTGACGGAAACGGAAATAACAACGGATGGGGCGCAGAAGGCTCATGGTTATGGTTCATTATCGTTATCTTTGCCATTTTCGGATGGGGCGGATTCGGTAACGGATTCGGAGGAAACGGAATGAATGGTGGTGTTGGAAGCGAAATCCAGCGTGGATTTGATAATCAGGCGGTTGTGTCAAAACTTGACGGAATCACAAACGGACTTTGTGACGGATTCTATGCTGTGCAAACCGGCATGAACGGCATCAACACAAACATTTTGCAGACCGGATTCGGCATTCAGCAGGCTATCAATGCTGATACAGTCGCTAATATGCAGAATACAAATGCATTACAGTCACAGCTTGCTAACTGTTGCTGCGAAACAAGAGAAGCTATCCAAGGCGTAAACTACAACATGGCAACTAACACTTGCGCATTGCAGAACACCATGAACAGCAACACGAGAGACATTATCGACAGTCAGAACGCAGGAACACGCGCTATTCTTGATTATCTCTGCAATGAAAAAATTTCTTCCTTACAGGCAGAAAATAATGATCTGCGCAGAGCGGCTTCACAGGATCGTCAGAGTGCACTACTTACAACTCAGATGGCAGCTCAGACACAGCAGATTATCAATGCTGTAAATCCGCCTGCTATTCCGGCATATGTTGTGCCTAATCCAAATGCTTATGCATATGGATGCGGATGCAACACCGGTTGTGGCTGCTAAAACTAAATAATTGAGTATCTTAATTGAGTTTAACTCAATCATGTCTGCTATGCAGTATTACTTATAACCAAAGGGCAGACTGTAATGTTTGCCCTTATTTTATGAAAGAGAGGTAAAAATAATGGAAGTAACAGGAATTGCATTACAAACCGTTGCTGCTGGAGAAGATGTTGCATTTACAGAAACGGCAGTAAACGGAACAAAATGTATCGTACACAGACAGGGAAGTGGAATTATCAAGCTAAGAGGTATCACCAATCAGTGCAAGGCTAGATTTTTGGTATCGTATTCCGGCAACATTCAGATCCCGACAGGCGGAACAGTCGGAGAGATTTCTCTTGCAATCGCGGTTGATGGAGAACCTTTGCAGTCAACAAAGATGATCGTAACGCCAGCCGCAGCACAAAATTTACAGAATATTAGTTCACAGACATACATTGATGTACCTTGTGGCTGTTGCAGTACAGTAGCGGTGCAGAATACATCAGCACAGGCTATTGAAGTGCAGAACAGTAATTTGATTGCAGTAAGGGAGGCTTGATATTATGCATAAGTTTGCGAAACAGATTATGGATTGCGTGAAAGCCCACGTTGACGGCATTGGAATTGAGAATTTTGAGGGGCAAAACCTTGATGATCTCAAGGATTGGACGGAGATTGCAAAGAACATCGTATGCTTTGACAAGGACTATAACATTGTTGAAGCCATGAAAAAGTCTGAAGATGAAGAAATCATGCGCATGGTGGAAGAATTTGGAGATTATCCGGGAAGAAGATACTATAATGAGTACCGGTACTCAAACGGCAGATTCGCACCGAAAGGGCGTGGAACACGCAGAGGATATGTAGAACCACCATATTATCATCAGATGCCGGAAGATTACCGGGAGTGGGAGAGTATGCCAGAATACGACCGAATGAGAGACCTTGACAGAATGAGTATGGGAAAGATGTATTATTCAGAGCCTATGAGCGGAAATAATGGCATGAGTACCGGTACTCACGATGCAAGAGAGGGCAGAGCCGGTATGAGTCGAAGAAGTTACATGGAGACAAAGGAAATGCATAACGGAAATTCGCCGGAAGATAAGGACGCAAAGATGAAAGAGCTTGAAAAGTACATGAAATCTCTTTCAGAAGATGTGACCGAACTGTTTTCCGGTATGTCTCCAGAAGAGAAGCAGTTGACCAAGACAAAGCTGACTACGCTTGTCACGAAAATGTAATAGAGAGGGCATTTTGCCCTCTTTGTTTGTGAGGTGGTAAATTGTTCACGATAAACAATGAAATATGGAATTTGGTCAAAGTACCGCGTCATAGCGATATGCTACGGAGAAGTGACGGGAGCAGAACGGTAGGAATGACCGACAGGGACACGAAAACGATATATCTTGCGGATGATCTACGCGGAAGATTCCTTGACCGTGTACTATGCCACGAATTATGTCATGCGTTCTGCCTTTCGTATAATATATACATGGATATTGATACAGAGGAAATTGTAGCAGACTTCTTGACTACATACGGAAGAGAAGTATTTGAAATAGCAGACAGACTATTGATTGAACTTATGGAGGTTGTTGCATAATGGATAAAATTTCAGAACTCTTACAGTACGTGCACCGGACGAATCCGGAAATGACTAGGGAAAGGCTGATAGAAGAGTTGAGCAAAAGTGATTATGCTGCGCGGTCTTTGATTTTTACGAAAGAAAATTTTCTCCGCGCGCCAAAAAATATTTCGTAATTTTTTGTACCCCCCTGGGGTAGCGTTTTTGGGGTCAAGATTCCATTTTCACGGATTTCCAAAAACGTGTAACAAACGTGCAATTATCTGCGGCATTCCGCAAATAACACAAATACACTATATGTTATGCCATATATAGATAATGCACCGATGATATTTGATAATATCACAGATCACAGGCAAACGCCAGAAGACGCTTGCCCGGATATAGTTACAATCTAGCATAGACCGCATTTTACCACTTGTCAAGATAGTTTTTCCCATCGTATCGGCTGTAAGTGTGTGTTATGTTTTCCGGCTTTTGCGTGATCTGCAACCAATCGCCGCCACGCTGGACGGTTATTTTGGTTTTTGCAGACTCCACCCATTCCACACCCTCGAACTTGGAATAGCCGCACATTTTGCCAGATATTTCCGGATAGCCAAGAGCAGACACCCGGCGCATGATTTCCCTTTTGCCGATATATTCATATTTTCCCATCTTTCACACCTCCTCATGTTGTGTTTATTTGTCAATTTGCGCATGGAAACCGATTTCCATGTAGTCCGCGCTCCCGGAATCGAACCGGAACGGATGCACCAAACACGCGAAATAGGGCGGAAGAGTACCGCCTTAAATTACAACAAAATCCCCTTGGAATCCTGTTGTTATAATCATTTTTCCGTCAGATCTGCGGTACACAACGCCGCAACCGTCCGCAAAAGTTGACCATACAATCCATCCGGGCGGTGTAAGTTTTTCCCCGGTCTTATAATCCCGGAATGAGTAACGCGGAATAACGCCGCTTTTTTCTTGATCTAGCGCGTTGTTAATTGCTTGCGATTCTGTTACGATCTGCACACCTTTTCCCGTGTGCAAAATATATCTTTCTTCCATTTCTTATACCTCTTTCTTTTTATTTGCTCATTTTTGAGTAATGGCAAGCCGGGGAATCGAACCCCGGAAAAGCCGCCCTTGCCTATGCGATCACTACAAGTCTATCGTTTCGCATTGTTCGCGTGTATTCTTTTCCACTTTCGTCGGAAATAATAACGCATCTGACGCTTTTTCCGCTCTTGGTAGGCTCAACGCTTTTTACCGTCTCGGTGTATCAAAAATTCCAAACTGTAACCATGCCCGGCTTGAGTTCTGCCGCCGGGATAGCGTTTCTTCTTTCATAAATTCCTTGTAATTTAACTGTAGCCATAAAATCAACCATCCTTTCATTGTGTGCCCTGTCTCATCAGTGCAGGTGGGGCAGTTCCTGCAGACCGCCAGGAGTGGCGGTTTCGACTATTTCACTTGTTCTAAAATCTGTGTATATATAGACGGTTTCGATTCGTCAACCTCTTTATAGACGCATCCGCTATATACTTTATTTGTTGACCCTTTGCAGGACTTTCCAAAACTCTTACAGTTGTAGCACATTGGGTTATACTCCAATGCTTCAATGACTTTTCTGCGCGCCTTGCTTCTTTCTATCTGTTCATTTGTTGCAACCATTATATATTTTTCCATGTTCAAAAACCTCGCTTTCGTTTTCTGGTCTGCCATCATCAGAGCCGGGAGACCATCCCGCGGCTGACGCTCCAGATCGGAGCGTTTCGGCTATGCTATGCAGATTTCAAATACATCACCTTGAACGTGTTCAAAATCGACTTTTTCAAAAATCCCGATTCCGTAAAAGTCGGCTGTGAGTTCCCCAAAGTGGTTATACTCAAACGAGATTCCGTTCTTTTTCAGTTCGTTGATCGCGTCACCGTTCTTTGTTGTTTCCCATGTAAAACGCATTCCCGTCTTTCTCATATTTAAGCCCTCCCTATAAAATTTCCGAAAGCTGTAAAATCTGCGCTTCGCTCAAATGGTCAATAACAACATTCCCGTTTACGTCACTCAATTCGTATTCATCCGGGAGAGTGGTAAAACCGTCAAACTGGTTCGAAATATAAAACCCTTTTCTTTCTAATAATGTTTCTGCCGCTTTCATATTTTTCATGTTGTAACCTCGCTTTCGTGTTTCATTTGATATACTAATAGTACACGATAATAGATTATAATACAATTGACACAATACACGAAAATAGACGACACAAAACAGCAGTTTATTGTGCAATATGATACATGAGAATAGACGTTGACATGGTGTGAAAAATCTATTATCATATATAAAAAGAAAAGAGGTGTGACGCATGGCGAATTATGGTGCAAACGGATATATTGACTTTTCCAAGCTGTGGAATGTCTTAGAAAAAAAGGAATACAATAAGCAGTGGTTAAAGAATAACGGAATCCATTCTAATACAGTGGCAAAGCTGACAAAAAATGAAAATGTAACTTGTGAAGTTATATGTAATTTATGCAAACTGTTAAATTGCCAGCCGGGCGATATTATGGAATATAAAAATAATTAAAATACATGAAAATAGACTATTGACATATACACGATAATAGATTATTATAAAGCTGTCGGAAGACAATAGCCGGGCAAGCGGAGAAAGGAGAACAAATGAACGAAATGACAGATAAACAGATGGAAGTTATATTAAATCTCGTAGCTGATAAATTTGCAGGATGTAAGGACATGGACGAAGTTCAAAAAGCAATAGATGAGGTTCGCAACATGGCAAAAAAAGAAAAGCCTAACGATTAGGTTTTAGGGAATGAAAGGGAGGGCGGACTTGCCGCCGCTCTCAATCAAATAAATTGTAACACATAGTAATTATATAATCAATGCAAGCAAAGGGCAGCTTTTCCGGCTGCCTTTTCTTTTTTGCCATGTCCAAAATCAACAACGTGTCCGGGCATATCTTACAAAATCTCCGAAAAATCGTAAACGAACTATAAAACTTTTCTTAAATTTTTATAAACAAGGCTAGTTGTGTCAGGCCTTTGACAAGTCCCAAAATGATAGAATAGTATCAGTTTTTGCGAAAAATCGTCTGACAATCGTCTGACATAACACGACACAATCGTCTGACGTCGCTTTTTCAGAACTATGTTTCTCTTTCTCTCTCTTTTTCTTAATCTTTTAAATTAATAATAATACACTGTATCTAAAGTCTATAGGTTTATAGTAAGTGTATATCCGCATACGCGCGCAGCGTAAGTATATATAACACCGTAAAAAATAAGGCTTGACTTTAATCCCGGAAATAGTGTATACCAGAATCAAAGAGATTAAACAGAACGGAGGTGTGAATATATGCAGGATGTAAAGAGTGTAGAGAATGTAGATCTTACAACCCTTATAGTGGATCTGGGTACAGTGCAAATATATACATCAACAGTACAAGACTTGATAGATCAGGCATGTATAGAATTTCACATTGACGATCTTTTAAAAGCTGGACAGAGACAGTGGAAAGCTGTTATGCAGTATGTTGGTATGCATCTATTCCCAGATACTAAAGTATTAAAGGACAAGAGTTTAAGTCCTCTTGGTAATGCAACTATACCGACTAACTGCAATAGATACGATAGAGAGGTATTATATAAGCTCTGTGATTATTATATATATATCTCCAATGTCTACAGTAAGCTGGTAAGTACAGTGGCATTCAGTTATTTTTGTAATATACCTACGAACACAATGGATATATGGGCTAGTGATGAACCAAGTTCGCTGACTTTCAAGATGTGGCAAAAATTGCAGCGATCCCGTAAGGATTGTATCCTAGATCGTGCATATGATTCCAATAGCCCTGTAGGCACCATGTTCGTGGGAAATAATGAATTCGGCATGAATCAGCCCGGCATTGGCGATAATGCCACGCAACGCAAGGCAATCACAGCGCAGGAGCTGCCAAGATTGGACGAGAAAAAGAGCCAAGAATTGCACGCAATTGATACACAATTCACAGATGCAGTGGCAAATAACACGGTTTAAATTGTGTGTGATTATTCTACAATTCGCAAATGCAGTAATATCAAGGGGTGTAGCGTTTTAACTATTCGTGAACTATTCGGAAAAGTTAGGTTTTGCGAATAGTTGCAAGGGTATGACATGAATTGTATTAAAACAATTTGATTTTCACACAATGACAACAAAACGAAACGGAAAATATTTTAGATTTCCATGTTTGCAAGAAAAGGATGGGGGAGGGGGTCTAACAGAAAGACCACCGGGCGGCTACTAAGTCCCTTAAATACCTCAAAAAATAAAAAGCCACTTACAACACCCATTGACTTTCATCGTAAATAGGCTATAATAAATTTATAACAATTCACTTTCACGTTGCGATTCGCAACTACATTTCCAACAAATTTTTTAAAAACAAAAAAGTGTTTCGGACAGGAGAATGATATATGACCGGGAATGAGTATCAGGCTTTAGCAATGCGGACAAATGATCGCAAAGCGACAGAAAGAATTTCGGATAAATTCGATTTGCTTAAATTTTGCAAAAATAACAATATCGCATCTGCGTTGCAAGATTATGACCTTGGCGGTATCTTTAATGCTTGCCTTGGGTTATCCGGTGAGGTTGGAGAGTTCAACGACATGATTAAAAAGTGGATTTTCCACGAGAAACAGCTTGATATTGACCACGCAAAGAAAGAAGCTGGAGATATTTGTTGGTATCTTGCAATGCTTTGCGAATCCTTCGGCTGGAGCTTGGATGAAATCATGCAAATGAACGTAGACAAGCTTAAGGCACGTTATCCGGAAGGGTTTGACATTGAAAGGGCAAACCACAGAGCGGAAGGTGATGTTTAATGGCAAGATGCAGCAATGAGTTGATGAAAACCGAGTATTCCGAAACCTTTGATGAAAAACGCAAAGGTTTGATTGAACAGTCGTATTACAAATACGGACCGGCAAGAATGAACTTCTCCACAGGGAATGTGGATGCAATCGAAAGTTTGAAAATGTGCCTTGCCAAGTTTGAAGAGACCGGAAATCTTGAATATCTGTGTGACGTTGCAAATTATGCTATGTTCCGGTTCATGTTTCCACAACAGGGCGAATACTTCAAACATACGAATTCTGATGAATCTGCCGGACTTTTCGGTATGAGCGTAAATGAAATGGAACGATTCAAACAGGAACACAGCTTCGAGGATGGGGGATATTGATATGATTTTAAAGATAATCGCAACAGCGGCAGATGCCCTCGTAATACTGGGACTTATGAGAGGACAGGTAAAACAAAAAGACAATTCAAACGCAATGGGGTATTTGCTTTCATACGCGATTTTTGCAATGAATATTATGGTCATTTGGAAATGATGGGCTATCGCCAAGCGGTAAGGCACAGGATTTTGATTCCTGCATTCCGGGTTCGAATCCCGGTAGCCTAATTGGTTGCATGCTGACGTTTCATGTAGCCACGTATGTTTTTCATATGTACTTGAACCCTTGGTTGAGTGATTCAAGCATTTGGGTTCCTCCTTTCGCCACTAGGACGATTCTGTTAAGGACGGTGCGAGACCGTCCGGTGGTATTTGTCGCAGAGGACGGCATCTTGGCGTAAGACTATATGGTGTTGAGCGGTATCTGCTTTGTAATTTGCAGACGTGCAATCCATATAGCAGTCAATCATGGTTCGGGCATCTATCCCACGGTGTCCGAGCTGTGAAAATGTAATTCCCCTTAAGAAGTTAGGTGGTGGCAGAACGAAATGCAAGCAAAGAAGCTGATCGGTAAGAGTGTTGCCAAGTGATAGGCGGAAAATCATCCGTAATCAGCAACAACACCTTTTCAGAATCCGATTATGTGAGGTTCAAATCCTCACCCACCTACTCGGTCAAATTATGCTGTCTGCTTGCAGACGGTCTATGTTTTGGCTGAAATACGATGCTTGTCTATTGCTCTGCAATAATTTAATTCGGAGTAGAACCATGGAAATAGGCTTGCATGGTAACATTGAGTTGCCGGTGAAATGCTGTAAACCGGATAGCGCAAGGCATAGCACGTAAAACATATTGCTAACCGTCTTGTGGCGGTTATGGGGATTTAATTCAGTGGCAGAAGACACGGCTTATATCCGGGTTGTCGCGGGTTCGATTCCTGCAATCCCCACAGGTGATGTTGCCAGTACGCCCCTAGTGTGTTTATTACAGAAATGCAGGTGCTAATCAATATACCGGTTAAACTTAGCACAGATAACTGGATTGAGCGGTTGTCATTCAAAAGATGGCGGTAACCGCTGACTAAAAGAACCTTGCACTTAGTGTAGTGTGGAGCAAGGAAAAACGGAAACTACACGACATGGCTTGTTAGCTGAGATGGATTAGCGACAGACTGAAAATCTGTATAGGGCGGCTCGATACCGCCACAAGCCATTGAGCGGTGTTAGTAGCACCGCGCCATTCTGAAGCGCAAGGAATGGTTCGGGTGTGGAACTTCCATGCCCGGCGCGTGCAGATATAATCCTAACTGGTAAGGAAACTGTTTGCTAAACAGTCAGTAGCCGGAAACGGTGTTTCGGTTCGAGTCCGAATATCTGCGTTTATCCTTATCTCCACTTAGTCGGGTGCTACTGCAATAGTTCCGGTCGATGGGAGACTTATGGATGGTAGCGGTATAATTGGTAACAGAAAACCCCTCCGTGATTAGAAATTGCAGATTTGAAAGCGGTTGGCATGGTTTTGACTGACAGGGTTCGATTCCCTGTGCCGCTATTTGATGATAAAAACATTGTGGAATATTTATATCAAACAAAAGACACGGAATCTCACGAGGATTCCAATTTTTGCTATGATTGAGGTGCGAATTATGACAAGTTGCTTGTGCTGCGGAATGCTAATACTTGGCTCCGAAGTTAATATGTGCCCTTATTGCAAATACTTATTTACGCAGATTCCGGGAAGGAACATCCCAGAAAATCAGCCGGATAAGGTAGAAACGGCAATATTTGAAAACGTGGTATTTAATAAAGGGGAGGGGCGTAAGAATGTGTGATTTTTGTCGGTATAAAAAGAAAATCATTGATGGTAAAGGAAATTCAGTTCTTTTTGGAGCTGAAAATAACATGATGTTCGACAATAGCGATGGGAAAGAGGTTGCAGGAGCCGTAAAAATTAATTTTTGCCCTATCTGCGGAAGAAAGTTGGTTTAGTAATGGCAGAACCTTTAAGTAAATTAGCAGAAAAATGTAAAAGTTGCCCCAAATCTGAAAAATGTGACCATAAAAGAATGGAGCTATGCGCTTTAGCAGATTTGCCACCGCAAAATCTTGCAAGTGCTACACAAGGCATTTTGATAGACAATATGTCACCTATATTGAGGGAAGAAATAAAAAGCCCTTTAAGTCCATTTCGGTACAAAGACGAATTAGAAAAAGCACTAAATGATTTGCATTTTGGAAATATGTTTATGAATGGTGCTTAGAAAGTTGGTGGAATAATGAAACATCAAAAAGAATGGCGCGCTTGCGACAGGTGCGGCGAAGAAATAAAAGTAAAACCAATAAGTGAATTTGAATTTATGCCGATTGGTGATTATTTTACTCCAAGTCCCATTTTTGAAGATGGCAACGTAAGGGGAGAAATCAAAGAGATTCATTCAAACATATTATTTCCGTTTGGTCGTACATATGATTTATGCCCTAAGTGCAGGAAAGATTTTGAGAGGTTTATGAAGAATGAATAAGATTAAAGAAATGCTTCATTGTCTGCAATTAGATAGCAGAATAAGACACAATATAAGATATGCACAAAGAGAGTGGTTCTTTTCGTACTTTAAGCACTTTAGAAAAGATTTAAACATGCCATTACTCAATAGTATCAAGCAAGCAAGGGGAATATCGAAAACTATTTTAGAAAGAGGGTATATGCCAGACCTTGTACATGATTCTGTGATGCGTATTAGATATTCAAGCAGATGCAATACTCGTGTGTGCAGGGCTGCTAGGAATGATTAGAGGTTTATGAGAAATGACAGTTAATATGGGAACCCAAACCTATGAAATGAGCCACAAGCAGGCAAAAGCTATCCTCGGAACGGCTAAGAAACTTGCAAATTGCAATATATACGGAATTGAAAAAGGTAATGTGGTGATTATGCTGAATGAAAAGTATGAGGACGATATGAGCCTTAAAAAAGCCGTAGAGGAGTATAAGAAGAAAGGGTTCAAGGTGCATTGGAAATGAAAATAATCAAAGAAGGCAGCCTTAGGTACGAAAGAAAACCTTTAAAGTTTGAGTGTAAGAATTGCAAAACCGTTTTTTAAGCGGAAAAGACTGAATATGAATATTGTGGAGATCAGAGGGAAGGCGATAACTACAAGTGTGAATGCCCATTGTGCCACAAAATGGTATATTACAATTAAAAGACAACCGGCTAACAAATGGAGTTAGTCGCTACCCTAAAACAGTTATAGGCAGAGGTCAAGGCACTTCTGCTTTTGCGGAGGTGCTTTTTATTTGGCTTCAAAGCAGTTAATCAATGCGGTAAATGGATATGAAAATTACATACAGAGAAAAGGCGTTGATGAACAGGTAATAGATGCCCTTTTGAAAGCGTGCAATGTGGCAATTCGGACGGAAAAAGACGTTGACTACGGATTGACTATAACCGAAAGAACAAAGGATTTAATCAACGAATATACGCAGAAAAACGCGGGTGGTAGCATATGGGAACTTGAACGATATGCGCAGAATCACGACATTAAAGGCGGATACAAACTTGTGGATCAGTTCTATGAAGTCTTGCGGTTAGAGAGCTTTTATCGCTTCGAGAGCTTCATCTACTTTATGGAGCGCAAAAGAAATTGGAGTAAACGGTTTTATTATCCGCGCCGCAAGACGCTGAATATAGTCGCTCAAGATCTTGAAGATTTGGAAAACCGGAAGATTAAATTTTACGGATTGTCAATGCCATCGCGTGTCGGTAAATCGACTATCTGTATTTTCTTCCTTGCGTGGGTGGCTTTGCGCAGACCGAACAGCCATAGTGCTATGGGTGGTCACTCCGGTATTTTGGCAAAAGGATTTTACAAAGAACTGATGAATCTTTTTACCACGGAAGAATATACATTTGCGGAACTTTTTGCTTATTGGCATCCGGAATATGCAAACGCAACACTTCCGACAGACAAGAGCGCGGACGAATTTACGATTACGCTTGGAGATCCAGACAGATTTGCAACCGTAACGTGCCGCGGTATTGACGGAACATGGACAGGAGCGGTCGATGTTTCAAAAGACGGATATTTATATGTCGATGACTTGGTTCGTGATCGAGAGCATTCATTAAGCCCTACTCGAATGGAAAACACATACCAAGAGTACCTAAACAAGATGGTTGACCGTAAAAATGATGGTGCAAGGGAATTGATGGTTGGTACCCTTTGGAATGTTTTAGATCCATTGGAGCGCATGAGAAAGCAATATGAGCATGACCCACAATACCGATTCCGTAAGATTCCGGCACTTAATGAAAATGATGAAAGCAATTTCGCGTATGAAATCAACGGATTTTCCACGGAATACTATCGGGATATGCGAGATAAGCTTGACAATGCCGAATGGATGGCTAAGTTTATGCAGCAACCATATGTCCGCGAAGGATTGCTTTATACGGATTTGAGACTATTTAACGGAATCCTACCGGACGGAGATTTCCGACGCATCGGAGTTGTGGATGTTGCCTGGGGCGGTGGCGATAGCTTGTCAATGCCGATTGGAGCAGAATATGAAAACGGTGATGTTTATATTTACGATTGGGTATTCAACAAAGGCCCGAAAGAGGTAACAATCCCTCTTGTTGTTGGACGAATTATCGGGAATGAGATTAGGCAGACAAGATTTGAGGGAAATACCGGAGGAGATCTGTATTGCCAATATGTAGATGAAAAGTTGCAGGAACAGGACTATAAATGCTCATGTACAAGTAGAAAAGCACCAAATAAGGTTGAGAAGTTATCGAAGATCATAGCATATTCCGGTGATGTTAAGAGAAAATTCATATTTCTTGATATGCACCGACCGACGCAGGAACAAATGAAGAAAGATTCAGATCTTGGAGTAACAAGATATTATAGAAATGACGAATATCAAGCGGCTATGGATGAACTCTCTATGTTTGTAAGTATTGGCGGTAATGAACACGACGATGCAGCAGACGGTTTAACTCAGCTTGAAATGTTTATAGATAACCCAAACAATACAGCAAAGGTAGAAGCGGCAGTAAACCCATTTAGGAGGTATTAGGATATGACAACGGACAAATATCTTTCACAAATAAATAGATGTGATCATGTTATCAAAAACAAAATGTCTGAAATTCAAAAACTTTCCAATATGGCAACTTCCATTTCCGTATCTCCCAAAGAGGTTGATGTGCAGTCTTCCGGAGATCCGGACAAAATGGGAAGTGCTGTTGCTAAAATTGCAGACCTGCAGAACGAGATAAAAGAACTTGTGTGCGAATTCGTGGATAAACGCCGGGTTATTATCGGGCAGATTGACAGTATGGAAAATACAGATGTGTATATTGTCCTGTATGCGCACTATGTTGATAATAAGGACTGGAATTTAATTTCTGTAGAAATGGGATATTCCTACAGAAATATCATGAACCTCCGAAAGAAGGCTATTCGGGAGTTTGAGAAGAAATTCGGCGGGATTTATCTTGGAAAGAGTGCATAAAAGTGCACAATAGTTCACACTCTTTCACAACATTTCCAAAAACTTGCATGGTATACTAAAAGAGTAGAAAAAACAAAATCCTACAACCCCAAAAGCATATAATCCGTAAAAGGCACTGTCAGAAATGGCAGTGTTTTTTATTTACAAGAAAGAGACTTCTATGAAAAAAGTAACTATATATTGCCCGGATTGCGGAAGAATTGCCGGACATTACGATGGGAGATCTACGATAGATCATCCGTGTAAATGTAAAAAATGCAATCATATTGTGATTTATCGCGTGACAACAGGCAAAATTGAAACGAAGCCAATACCGAAACGCGCTTGCAGTAGTGGAGTTTTATTTATATGAATACACAGTATTTTCACGACCTTGTAAAAGGCAGATATGGAAGAAAAATTGCATATGCTAACGTAGAACAGATTACGGCAGACAATATCGTAAGTGTTGTCGGAAACTGCATTGGTGCATTTTATTTCAACAAGACGATCATTCGTTATCTGTGGAACTACTACAAGGGCGATCAGCCTGTATTGTACCGAACAAAGGTACAGAATGCGGATATAACCAATAAGGTGTCTGAAAACCATGCCTATGAGATTGTTCAATTCAAGGTTGGTCAGACTTACGGTGAGCCAATTCAGCTTATAAGCAGGAAAGATGATGATCGGATAAACAATGCGGTTGATGAATTTAACGATTATCTGACCGATGCTAATAAGCAGGAAAAAGACATTAAGGCAGGAGAGTGGCAGTCAGCAACCGGAACGTCATTTAAGGCGGTGCAGATTACAAAAAATGAAGATATACCATTTAGAATTGTTGCACCAACACCAATGAACACTTTTGTTATCTACAGTCGTTCCACAGAAGAACCACTTTTAGCAATCCAAGAGCTTAAGGATGCCGATGGACAGATGTATAAACTCTGTTACACGGACTCTTACGAATGCAAGATTGTGAACGGAGAGGTTCGAGATTGGAAACTGCATGGTTTTGGCGGAATCCCGATTGTTGAGTTTCCAAATAACCATGAGCGCATTTCTGATATTGAGCTTGTGATCGGACTATTAGATGCAATCAATACAATGCAGTCAAACCGAATGGATGGCGTTGAGCAGTTTGTTCAGTTTTGGATAAAGTTTGTAAATTGCGAAATCGACCCGAAAACCTTTGAAGAAATGAAGATTTCCCATGCGCTGACGGTAAAATCCAATAATGAGCAGAATAAATCAGATGTTGACATTATGACACAAGAACTGAATCAGACAGAGTGCCAAGTCGCAAAGGATGATTTGTGGGATAATGCACAGTCCATTCTTGCCATACCGAATAAGAACAACAATAATTCCGGTGGAGATACACAAGGAGCGGTTGAGCTTAGAAACGGATGGGACTTCTCGAAGTCGAGAGCCAAACTAAAAGACCCAATTGTAAAGTCGGCTGAAAAAAGACTTGCGAAAGTTGTTTTGAACGTGATTCGTATACAGGATCACGACTTAGGATTGAGTTTGCGCGACTTTGATGTTCAGATTAACCATAGCCCACAAGACAATATGTACACCAAGTCGCAGACATTATATCAGCTTTTACAAGCCGGCATTCATCCGCTTGTGGCAATTAAATCTGTCGGACTTTGGGGAGATGCGGAAAAGACATTCCTGTTGTCAAAGCCATACTTGGATAATCTGTGGAAAACGATTGGTGATGTAGAAGAACAGGAACGGAAAGCACAAGAATTGATAAATAAAATGAATACAGATGGCACACAGAACCAGACAAACAAAGATAAGACGGTCACCGAGTAATTGGTGGCTGTTTTTATTTTATAAAAATTCGCAAAGTTGTGAGCGTAAAAATCAACAATGTCGTTCGGTGTCGTTGCACCGTATAAAAATTCGTATGACATATCGGAGGTAATGAATGAAGAGAGAAGATCTGATTGCTATGGGATTAAGCGAGGAAAACGCGGACAAGATCATGGCAGATTACGGAAGTTCCGTACAGAGAGCCAAAGCAAAGGTTGACGAGTACAAGACAAAGGCTGACAAAGCTGAAGAGTTGCAGAAGCAGCTCGATGATATCGAACAGGGAAAGCTCACGGAAGTCGAGCAGGCAAATAAGAACCTCGAAAAAGCCAATGCGAGAATCGCGGAACTTGAAAAAGCGCAGGTAATAGCCACGCAGAGAGCCGATGCCGCATCTAAATTTAATGTTACTGCAGAACAGGCAGCGCAGATTGTAAAAGACGATGGCAGTTTTGATTATGACGTTCTTGGAAAGATTATCTCTGAAAAAGAGACCGCCGCAGCACAAGCCAAGGAGCAGGAGATTGCAAAAGGCAGTACGAATCCGGGAGGTGGCACGACTGGCGGCGATAAAGCCGGTACAGATAATAAGACAAATGCTGAAAAGATAGCAGAAAGCCTTATATCTAACGCACCTAAGAACAATGACGTTTTATCACATTACATTCAGCAATAACAGGAGGTAAGAAATGGCAAAGGAAATGAATATGCAGTATGAAAAGACTTTATACGCAGGAGATGTTCAGATTTTAAAGAGAGAGCCTAATGAAGCAATCCCATTAACACTTGATTTTGATGGCGTGACAACTAAAAACGCACAGGGCAAGAAGATTGTCAAAGCAGGTACTCCAATCGGAGCAAATGGCAAGGCTGACAATACGGCTACGGTAGTGGGTATTTTGAGATTTGATGTAACAGAGGACAGGCCACAAGGAGTGCTGCTTAAGAAAGCATATCTTAACACGAAAGTAGCAGAAGCGCATTCCGGCGTTACATATGACGCAGAAGTTAAGACAGCTCTTCCAATGATTGTATTTGAATAATAACAGGAGGTAAATAGATGTTAATTAATGAAGTATTAGACAGTAAGTCTATCGCATTATCGGCAACAGAAAACGCTAGTAATCAGATACCTTATCTTGGTTTACAGTGGTTTCCAGAAAGAAAGAAGCAGGGACTTGATTTAAGTTGGATTAAGACACACAAGGGTTTGCCGGTTTCACTTGCGCCATCTAATTTTGACACAATCCCAACTCTTAGAGCTAGAGGCGGATTAAGTAAGGAAAAAACACAGATGGCATTTTTCCGCGAGGGAATGACAGTTGGTGAAGAGGAAATGCTTGAAATCGAGCGTATTCAATCAGAAGACGACCCTTACCTTGCAAGTGCTTTATCAAGTGTATATGACGACACTAACAACCTCGTAAGCGGCGCAGAAGTTGTACCGGAGCGCATGAGAATGTCACTTCTTTCTACAAATGCAGGTCATCCGGTAATTGCTATTGTAAGTGATGGCGTTCAGTACGCTTATGATTACGATAAGGATGGCTCATACGCAAAAGACCATTACGCAAAGTTATCCGGCACAAGCATGTGGAGCGATACAGCTAATTCAAAGCCACTTACAGACCTTAACAATGCAAGAAAGAAGTTACAGAAGCAGGGTAAGATTGCTAGATACGCACTTATGAACAGCAATACATTCCAATATCTGCTTGACAATGCACAAATAAGAAACTCAATTCTTGCACAGAACCTTACAGCAACTATTGAGGTTGACGATGATACTGTTATTTCGGTGGTACAGAAGAGGGCGAAGCTCACTATCGTACTTTACGATAAGATGTACATTGATGATGATGGCAAAGAGCAGTACTTCTACCCGGATAACAAGGTTACACTTCTTCCAGAAGGCAGCCTTGGAAGCACTTGGTTTGGCACTACACCGGAAGAAAGAACTGCAAGACAGGTAGCTGATGTTGATGTAACAACATATGGTGTAGGTATTACAGTCGCTACAAAGACAGAGTATGGACCACCTATGAAGATGTCAACATTTGCATCTGAGGTTGTACTTCCATCATACGAGAATATGGATAGCACATTCGTATATGAGGTTCATAGCGAAGAGTAGGGGGTGCAACTATGAAATATCCATATATAGTGATTCATAATGGTAAATGGTACAACGCAGGAGAAGAGGTGCCGGAGAGTAATTCTTCGGCATCTTCCGTTGGGTATACAAAGACCGAAATCAACAGAATGAGTACCGCAGACTTGCAAAAACTTGCCGCGGAGCAGGGAATTGAAAATGCACAAGCAACAAGCGGTGCGGAACTGAAAGAAATTCTGATTGCAAAATTTAATCTGTAGGAGGTTAGTTTCATGGAATTAAAAGATACAGTTGAAATGATGAATAGTTCCGATTATAAGGAGCGTTTTAGAGCGGAATATCAGCAGGTTGTTATTCGCTATCAGAAATTAAAGGCTATGCTTGAAAAGTGGGATGCTGGAAAACTTGATTTTGAACCTACATGTCCTAGAAGCACTTACAATATGCAGATTAAGGCAATGACTGACTATATTGCAGTACTTGAAGCAAGAGCAGTTATGGAAAGTGTAGAGTTGTAGGAGGAAATGCTTTATGTCATACACACTTGTCGAACAGGTAAAGATTCGCTTAAAACAATTTCATATAGAAGAGGTAGAGGACGAAGCGACCGGGGAGAAGTCCGATAAAGTTGTGTTTGATGAAAAAGAATGTAACCCTTTGATTGAACAGCTTTTAGAGCAGGCAAGAAAAGAGATTATCAGCAGACGGAACTATCCGGACACATACACGCAAGACCAGATTGACAGTGATGTTAAGAACTATGAAAACATTATGGTCAATTTGGCAGTGTACGACCGGTCACAGGCAGGAGAAGCATACATGGCAAGTTTCTCCGAAAACGGCGTGAGCAGGACATGGAAAGACCGTGAAAGCCTTTTTGCTGGTGTATTTCCGTTTGTTAAAGCTATGTAAATATCGCCTATAGGGCATTAAAGAAGATTGAGCGTGACCATTATGGTTGCAGGCGGCGCACATTAAGCGGTGGTGGGCAGTGCGTCAAAAGGAGATTCAAATGAAAAGTATTTTGATTCAAACTTATCTTGTGGCACTGCCAATAGTGCTTGGATATATAGTTTGGCTTCTTAAACAGCAAAAGAAAAGCAGGGATGCGAACAGCAAAGGAACAATGCTCCTTTTGCGCGTCCAGCTTATTGAATACCATGCAAAGTACACCAGAATCGGAGAAATACCGTCATATGCCTATCAAAACTTCTGTGAGATGTATGATGCGTACCATGCGTTAGGTGGAAATGGAATGGTTACGAAAATGAAACATGAGATTGAAGAGATTCATATAGGGAAAGGAGATAAAAGCCATGAGGAATTGGAAGGATTGGACTAAGAAAGCCGGCATCCGAGCAATCAAGACTGTTGCGCAGGCAGCGATTGCCGGAATCGGAACGGCGGCATTTATGGGCGCGGTGGATTGGAAATATGTTCTTTCTGCATCAGTCCTTGCCGGAGTGTTATCGCTTCTGACAAGTGTTGCCGGAATCCCAGAGGAAAACACCAATGCTTGACATTAACAAGCAGGAAATGAAATATTCGCAATCCGGTCAGAGGGTATTCATTCCACAAACTGACGAAAATGGAGATATTGTCTATGAAGGGTACAAGGATTCCGATGGAAACTTTGTACCTTATTTAGATTCCGAAGGCAACAAGATTCCAAAAGGCGAGGAAGTTGAAGGGTTTTCAGAACCTACGACATTCCAAGCCAATATCAGCAATAAGCTGTCGGAAGCCCTTGTGAAAGAATTTGGAATTGATGATAGTACATCATACTGTCAGCTTGTCACGGATAAAGGATATTTGCCACTGAAAGCCGGTGATGTGGTGTGGAAACGTTCGGAGGTCAAACGCACTGATGATGGACTTGTGGATTCAGAAACCGCAGATTACATCGTAAAAGGCGTTGCAGACGAAGGACTGACCACGGATTTGTTTCTTCTTCGGAAGAATATTAAGTAGGTGATTGCGTGGCAAAGAAAACTATTTCAATGACACTATCCACTAAGTCCATACAAGCCGCCATAAAGGAATTAGAAAAGTACCGCGATAGTTTACAAGCTAAATGTGATTTACTTGTTTCTAGGCTTGCACAGATAGGTCAGACAGCGGCAATACAACACATATCGGAATCCCCATTAGGAAACACGATAACGGTAAGGGTGGATAAAGCACCACAGTTAATGACTTCAAATGCGATTCTCATTGCGACCGGAAAAACGGTAACGGCAGAAGATAGAGAACCATTCTATACTTTGTTGGCGGTAGAGTTTGGAGCCGGTATTTTTTATAATTCCGCAGAGAACCCCAAAGCACCGGAACTTGGATTCGGTGTCGGCACTTATCCTGGGCAAATACACGCTTTTGAAGATGGTTGGTACTATTGGGATGATAAGACCGAAACATGGCGTTATACCCACGGTATCAAAGCCACAATGCCTATGTATAATGCGGAACAACAGATTATTCAACAGTATGTAAAGATTGCAAGGGAGGTATTCGGTGGAAAATGAGTTAAATAGTTGGGCACTTGATTTTGAAGATACCTTATGTTCCCTTTTGAAATCGTACATGGAAAGCAATGTAAAAGGAATTAAAGTGACGCAAGATGAAGAATCGGGCGGCACCGCAACATTCCCGACACTTTTAATCAGACAAATCGGTGGCACAGAAGCCGGAAGGACTAATGAAGCAAAGACAATCAACGCAATTCGCCCAACATTTCAGATTGCAATTACAAACAAAGGTTCAAGAAAAGCAACTAAGGACATCGCAGCATATGCGGTGTCTTTTTTTAAGCAACAAATGTTTGAGGTATCAAATGTAATCACAACAATTTCCAAGCAAGTGCGAACGGTTACATTCCGCGCAACTCGCGTAATTGGAAACGTTGAGCATTTAGATCAGCTATAAGCAGAAAGGAAGTAGAAAATATGGCATCAACAAGTTATAAAACGCGTGTCATTGTAAAAGAGCACACGGACAAACAGGCTGACTTTGCAGGAACATACAATCTTTTGGTCGCAGCTAAGTCAGTTCCAAGCCCTGCATCACCGCCAAACACTGTTGAGTCAACCACAATGGAAGATGACCAGCAGACTTTTGAAAAAGGAATTAAGACTTCTGATTCAAGAGAAATCACAGGAAACCTTGAAAAAGAATATCTTTCAAAGGTGGATGGATATGGAGATAAAAAACTTGATATTATCCATCTGTACGGAACGGACGGTATCGGCGGTGTAGCGAAGTACGCATATGTAGGAACTGCAACAGCCACACCTAACGATGTAGGTGGAAACGATGAAATCCTTGAAATGACGGTAACAGTTATTCCAAGCACGGCATCAGAGCTTGTTACAGATAAGCTGACTGTCGTTGATAACAACGATGGAACATTCACTGTAACAGTGGTGGGGTAAAAAGCCTATCGGACGAGCAATCGACCGCACCGATAGGCGAGGATGAACGGTCGATAGCAGAACTTGAAGCAATAAGATAAGCAACAATGGGGCGGTGGCAACACTGCCCCTTGCCAATATAGGGCAGAAAGGCAAGGTAAAACATGAAAGTTAAATTAGGTGGAAAAGAATATACAATTCAGTTTGCAACAAGACCATCATTAAAAGCACATATCTTACAGGATATTATGAAGACGCAGGACATGGAAGATATTTCCTCTATGGAAGATATTCTTCTTGAAACGCTTCCCAAGACGCTTCTTGTAGGATTGCAGATGCATCACAATGAAGAATTTGGATATGATTACAAAACAAACGAAGGCTACGATGAGCAGCTTGAGAAGGTGTCCGACATTCTCTATGATGCGATTGACACAAACGAGATTAACTGCATGGATTTATTCGCTGATATGCAGGAGGAAATGATGACAAACGGTTTTTTAGCGCAGATGATGGAGTCGTTGGAGAGAGCGCAGGAGCAGGAGAAAGAGAAGAAAAAGACCCCATCCAAAGCGAAAACCAAGAATTAACATGGGAATATTACGTTGCGGAAATCCGTCCGTTTTACCTCATGGTAACGAAAGGCTACGGATTTTCCGTTGATGATATAGATATGATGAATCCAGAGTTACTTAAGCCTTATGTGGATGCATATAAGACAGAATGGAAGCAACTCGATATGGAAATGTATATGTGGTTCGGCAGATATGCAACGTCAGCATTTGTGACCGCAATAGACGCGACATTCGGCAAAGGTAATAGTAAGTACGTGAAAGAAACTTGCTATGATTCCATTGAAAAGCATAATACGGACGATCCCGATGCAGAGATACGAGAAATGCTTAAGGCAGAAGAAGCATGGGCGGCTGAATCAAGGAAATCACATTTACCAAAGCCAAAGATAGTTTAAGAAAAGAGGTATTGCTATGGCAGTAATTATCGGAAGTGCGCGGCACGATGAACACGGCAACTGCTATTCTGGTGGAAAAGCCGGTGACCAGACCGGACAGGAAGTGTCTACGCAGAAGTTTTACAACCATTCTAAGGGATGGAATGTGTTAAGAGCAAAGGATAATAAGGTTGCGGAGAAGTTAGCTGAAGCTATGAAGATTGCGTGTGACAATAACAATATCGGCTACGATCAATCGGAACGATATGGAGTTATTAAGCATGGAATCAACGAAAAAGTAAAAACAGAGTGCGATTGTTCATCGCTTGTTCGCGCTTGTATTATATATGCGACAGGAAAAGATGTAGGAGATTTTAATACAGAAAGCGAACGGTCGGCAATTTTAAAATCTGGACTGTTTGATGATGTTGGCTCTTATAACCATGGAGACACGCTTTACAACGGAGATATTCTTGTGACACGCACAAAAGGTCATACAGTGATTGTTGTAGGTGGTGCAAAGAAAAACAAAGGAAAGCATTATCCGAAGTACAAGGGAAACTCAAGCTCAATCGTTGAAGCATTAAAAGCGGTTGGGGAAGATGATGTGTCGAAAGAACATCGCGCGGAAATCGCAAAAAAGAACGGATTTTCCAATTTTAAGTTTACATCAGAGGAAAATTCAAAAATGCTTTCTCTTTTGAAAAAGGGAAAACTGAAAAAGTAATTCAAGGGCGGTAAGGGTCAAATCTTACCGTCTTTTTCTTATGTAGAAAGTTGGTGGATAAATGGAATTAGAGTCTCTTGAAATAAAAATCCAAGCACAGGCACAACAGGCAAGCGGTCAGATAGACGCGCTTGTGACAAGACTTGGGCGATTATCTTCCGCGCTTTCTGGACTTAGTACCGGAAATCTGAATAGTCTTTCCACAGGGGTAAACCGACTTGCATGGGCAATGACGGCAATGCGTGGAATTGATACACGGACTTTTTCTGCGGTTGCAAGAAATGTAAGCAAATTAGGCTCTATTAACAGCAGACAGATTAATGCTGCGGCTGGTTCTATGCGTCAGATTTCCAATGCAGTAAAAGGGCTTTCTGGAATGTCAGCATCTGTTAAGGGTCTGACCGACCTTGCATCTGCAATCAAACAGCTTGGCTACCAGAGTTCCACCAAGGCGATTGAAAATATCCCGAAACTTGCTACGGCAATGAGACAGCTTATGTCCGAACTGTCGAAAGCCCCTAGTGTAAGCCGGAATATTATTGACATGACAAACGCATTGGCAAAATTATCGCGTACAGGTGGAGCGGCAGGAACAGCGGCAAAAAGCATCACAAGCTCATTTAGCGGATTTAGTTCAAGTGCTTCTGCGGTAACAAAGAAGTCGTTTTCCCTTGCGTCTGCAATCGGAAAAGTGTATGCAACGTATTGGGCTTTATTTCGCGGATTTAGGCTACTTGGAGACGCCATTGACATATCATCCTCACTGACAGAGGTTGAGAACGTTGTAAGGCAGACATTCGGGCAGTATGAAAGCCTAATTAACAATTTCGCAAAAACATCAATTGAAAAATTTGGTATGTCTGAATTGTCCGCGAAACAGTTTGCAAGCCGTTTCCAAGCAATGGGAACTGCCCTTGATATTCCACAGAGAAAAATGGCAGATATGTCTATCAGATTGACAGAATTAACCGGAGATATGGCTTCATTCTATGATGTGAGTCAAGAAGATGTTGCCAAGAGTCTGCAATCTGTATTTTCCGGTACTACGGCACCTATGCGGCGTTATGGTATCGACTTGACACAGGCAACATTAAAGGAATGGGCGTTAAAGCAAGGGCTTGATGCGAACATTTCATCAATGACGCAGGCTCAAAAAGCCATGTTGCGTTATCAGTATGTGCTTGCGCATACAACCAATATTACCGGAGATTTCGCACGTACAGCAGATACGTGGCACAATCAGATAACCATGCTTAGAGAGAACTTCAAAGCACTTGGAGCGGTTGTTGGTGGTGGTTTAATCAATGCATTTAAGCCATTTATCAAGGTACTCAACGCAGTTCTGCAAAAGGTTATTTCTTTTGCGGAGATGGTAACAAATGCTTTAGGTTCTATTTTCGGATGGAAGTATGAAGCAAGCAAAGGAGCAGGAATCAGCGGTCTTGCCGATGATATTGGAAGTGCGTCTGACGGCATGGACGATTTAAGTAATGCCGCAGGAAGCGCAGGGAAAAACACAGGTGGTATCGCAAAGAATGCCAAGAAAGCAAAAAAAGAAATCCAACAGGCAACTCGTGCATTTGATGAATTAAAGGTTATTTCAAAGCAGAGCAAAGATAACACTTCCGGTTCTGGGAATAAAGGTTCTGGTTCTGGATCTGGTTCAGGTGCTGGTGGCGGCACCGGTGCTGATGGTGGATTAGTTCAGACAGACACCATCTTTAAGAAATTCAAAAGCAAAATCAAAGACCTTGAACAGTTGGGAGAGTCTATTTCCGGTGCGTTAATTAACGCAATGAAAAAAATTAAATGGAAAAAAGTGTATGCAAAAGCCGAAGGATTTGGAAGAGGATTGGCTCAATTCCTCAACGGGCTGTTTAAAGGGCAAAAAGGTACAACATTATTCGGAGAAACCGGAAAACTGATTGCCAATTCACTAAACACAGTGCTTCACGGATTAGATTCATTCGGCACAACGTTTAATTGGAAACAATTTGGAAATTCAATCGCAGACGGAATCAACAAGTTTTTCCAAAACTTTGACTTTGCATTATTGGCTAAAACTCTTAATTCGTGGGCGCAAGGTGCATTTGATGCAGTTACGACAGCATTAAGTAAAATTTCTTGGAAAGATGTATGGAAAGGCGTCAAGAAATTTTTAAGCAACTTAGACGTAAAAACAGTTGCAATTATTGTCGGTGCGCTGACAATCAAAAAAATCCTTGGATTGCATCTTGCAAAAACCGCACTTGATATAATCGGAACTTCCATTTCAAAATCAATAGCTGGTTCACTTGCATCAAGGCTTGGCGTTGAAATTGCGGCAAATGAGGGAATCTCGGCAGTATTGTCTACCGCTTTGTCAAAAAAAATAGGTGGGGCGTTTGCTACACTTGGAACAACTGTTTCAGCTGGTGTCAAAGCTTTATTCGGTAGCGGTGCGGCAGAGAGCGCACTTTCTTTTATCAGTCCAGTAGCAAAAGCTATAACCGGGATTGGATCTGTTGCAATTGGCGCGTTTACTGCAATATCAAACTTTGTGACCATGCTAAAGAACGGATTCAGTTGGCTTAATGAAGCACTTATGCTTGTCGGAGTTACGATTACGGCAGTCGGAGCGGTTATTTTAGGGGTAGCGGCAGCACCGGCAGCGATTACCGCAGGAATAGTAGCCGCTGTTGCAACGGCAACTGTAGTAGTCAAGGATCATTGGAAAGAAATAAAAGAAATTTTCTCAAAAGCCGGAGATTGGTTTAATACTAATGTGATTAAGCCAATAAGCGGATTTTTTGAGGGATTATGGAAATCCGTTTCCGGTTTTTTCTCTTCTTTATGGAAAGATATATCCGGTGTATGGAAAACAGTTTCTGGATGGTTCAATACTAATGTTATAAATCCTATTGTTTCATTTTTCCAAGGATTTTCGAAAAGAGTTGGTCAAATCTTTCAAGGATTGTGGATCATTGTCAAGGCTGTATGGATTGTTGTTTCTGATTGGTTTAAATCAAAGGTAATAGAGCCAATAAAGAAGAATTTTGAATTATTGAAATCTGCAGTATCAACCGCATTCAAGGTTCTATGGACAACTGTGAAATCGGTATGGGCGGTGGTTTCCGGTTGGTTTAAGGAGCATGTTACAACACCTATCAAGAATGCTTTTAGCTCAGCAAAAGAATCTATTCAGAAAGCTTTTAGCGCGGCAAAGACAGCGGTAACCGGTGTGTGGAATAGTGTTTCTAGTTGGTTTAAAGAACATGTAACCACCCCGATAAAAAATGCTTTCTCGAAGATGAAAGAAAGTGTAACTGAAATATTCAGCAAATTATGGAATAGCGTGAAAAGTGGTGTTGCCGGGGCAATGAACACCGTCATTTCAAGAATTGAAACAGCAATAAATTCATTGATCGGTGGAGTGAATACCGTTTTGAGAGGGTTCAACAGTGTTGTTTCTGCGGCGGCTAAAGTAGCAAAGGTAAAGTGGAGCGGAGTCGATCTTGTGCCGAAAGTGAGCCTACCTAAAGTAAAGGCTTATGCAACGGGCGGTTTTATGGATAAATATAGCATAGCAACAGTCGGAGAAAATGGGCTTCCGGAACTTATGGGAACGGTCGGAGGTAAGCCGGCGGTCGCAGGAAGCCAAGAAATTACTGGAATCAAAGATGCTATCAATTCAACATCTGCGCAAGAGGTTTCCTTATTGCGACAGCAAAATCAGTTATTGCAAGCTATTTTACAGAAAAATTTCGGAATTACTACAAGCGACATAGGAAAAGCTGCAAGGGATTATGGTAGAGAACATTACAATCGAACCGGAGACAATGTATATGTTTTTTAGTGACTTCTATAATAGAACGTGATATAATTCTAAATAAATCATATCACAAGAAAGGAGTCATTATGAGAAGCACAAAAAAATTATTAGTAGCGATGGGGTTGGCATTTGCCGTTTTGATTTCGGCTATGCCAATCCAAAATGCAGATGGGAAACAGATTGTTGCACAGGCGGCAACTATCAAATTAAGCAGAAAGACTCTTAATTTAAAAATTGGAGAATCCGCAACATTAAAGATAAGCGGAATAAGGAAAACTGCTAAATGGAGTAGTGGCAATAAATATGTTGCTTCTGTAAACAAGTCTGGAAAGGTTCTGGCGGTTGGAGAAGGAACAACGTACGTAAAAGCAAAAATTTCAAAGAAAACGCTTTCTTGCAAAGTTACCGTCACTTCTTCCTTTAATGCGAACAAGGTAAAGAAAAACATCTCAATTGAATACCAAGATAGTGGTCATGGAGTTGTTGCTATCTTGAAAAACAACAACAAGGTAAATGTTGATCTGGACGCAAAACTTGTATACTACAAAAACGGTAAAATGCTGGATAGCAAAAGTGATTGTAACAGAGCTTTTGAATCCGGTAAGGAATGTGTTCTTTATTTTGACGCACCGAGCGATTCTGATTATAACGATGTTTCTTATGATAACTATAAAATGTCGTTGAGTGTTGATGAAGCAACAAATGCTGTTTGTGATGTTCGCAATATAATGGTTCAATCGGACATTGGAGCAGATAATGTTACGGTTGAAGCTACAAACGATTCCGGAAAAGATTTTTCATTTGTGAAAATTTCTTGCGTAATGTATGATGCATCTGGCAACTTGATTAAATATGATTATCATTATGCAGAATGTGAAAAGAATGGAGACACCGATTATTTCTCGTTTAGTTTTCCGTACGATTCAAATTACGATACGATCTATCCGAGCAGTTATAAGATATATGTTGATGAAGCATATACATATACTTGGTTACAATAAAAATTGAAAGATAAATGATACTTAAGCCGTGGAAACACGGCTTATTTTAATTCCAAAATCGGATTGACACAAAATCAAAAATAGTCTATCCTTATTACTAAGGAAACAAACTTATCCGTGAAGATGCGGATTACTTACTCGAACGCCATACTGTACGAAAGAGGAAACCAATGTGATTTCACAAGAGGTTTCCTCTTTTTTATTCAGATAAAAATGTATGGAGGTAGACACGAATGAAAAAATCACAACTTATGCTTAAGATTCAAAATGGCATTGAGGTATTTGAGAATCCAATATTCGGACAGATCAGAATGGTCATGGTCGATGATGAACCATGGTTTGTTGGAAAGGATATATGCGAAGTATTTGGAGATACGAATTACAGAAGAAGCCTTTCAAATATTGATGATTCTGATAAGGGTGTGTCACAAATTGATACTCCCGGTGGAAAACAAAGAATGACGGTTGTTAATGAAAGCGGTTTGTATTCCTTGCTCTTTCAGATGCAACCACAGAAAGCAAAGGGTGTGTCACAAAACGACTCCCTTATAAACGAAAGAAAAGAAAAACTTCATAAGTTCAAACGTTGGGTAACATCCGAGGTACTCCCTACAATACGTAAAACAGGTGGGTATGTAAATAATGATGAATTATTTATTTCCACTTACCTGCCATATGCAGATGAAAACACTAAGCTGATATTTTCACAGACATTAAAAACTGTTAGGGAGCAGAACGAAACCATTAAAAGGCAGAAGAAGGAAATTATCCATAAGGAAGATGTTATTATCGGACTCGTTGATGATATTGACTTGGCAACCAAGAGACAGCGGATAACGCAGATTGTCCGTTTCCGCGCCGATGGAAAGTATCAAGAACGCTATTCGTTGCTTTATGGAGAATTTGAAAGGAAATATCACTGCAACCTTAAATCAAGGATGGAAGGGTGCGCACTCAAACCGAAAGTAAGAAACAAGATGGATTATATCGACAGGGAAATGGGAATGATTCCGCAGTTGTACGAAATCGCTTGCAAACTTTTTGAAAACGATGTAGAAAAGCTGAAATCTGAATGGGAATCAGTAGTAGCTTAAAATTTAATCAAATGGATAGCATCTACCAAACGGTAGGTGCTATTTTTATACCCATTTTTAGGAGGTAAACGATGGGATATGGCGGATATTTAGTAAAGTTTGGGAATTATACCATACCGAACAATTTAATAAAGCAGGACACGTTTAGTTCCTATGTAAATATGCAGGACAAAGACCCTTGGACGGATGAAAACGGATATGAGCATCGTGATGCCGTGGAACTGAAAGCCCTAAAGGTCGAATTTGAAACCAAAGCCATGCTGACCGAAAAGCAGTTTGATGATTTTTGGAAGAATATTGAGAAGAACTATACCAAGGCAAAGGAGCGCGGTGGCTATATCACGGCATACGTGCCGGAAAAACGCGGATATGTGACACAGTACGGATATATCGCTGATATTCAGCCTACGTTCTATTCTGTGGCAAATGGGAAGATTAAGTATGACGCAATCAAGTTTTCATTTATAGGCGGTGTGTATGATAAATAGCAATTTGAAAGAAAAGTATTGGGATTCCGCGACAGATAAACAGATGGTCATATCTGTTGTTGGAACGAATCAGAAAATAGACAATTCGATGCTTGAAATCGGTACGTTTGCGCTCGAAGAAAGTCTTTGTTCGGAATCTGAATTAAAGTTTGGAGCGTGCGAAGCGAATTGTGTAAAATTCACAGCACGAAACACCGCAGGAAACATTATTGGAAAGACAATCTCTATCGAAGAAACGATTGACGGAGATAGCCAAAATCCGATGCCATACGGAGTTTTTAAGGTTGCATCCGATGTTCCTACGGCTGACCGCACAAAACGGCAGATTACGGCATATGACGCAATGTATGACATTATCAATACGGATGTAAAGTCTTGGTATGCAGGACTTAGTTTTCCAATGACACTTAAGCAGTTCCGCGATAGCTTCTTTGCGCATCTTGGAATTGCGCAAGTTGAAACAAGCCTTGTCAATGATTCCATGACGGTCAATAAGACGATTGTAGCCACGCAGACGGACGATTCAAGCGCGGTCACAGAAGAATCCTCTATCAGCGGAAAAACGGTTGTAACGGCAATCTGTGAGATTAACGGATGCTTTGGAAATATCAACCGGAATGGCAAGTTTGAGTATGTCTTTCTGAAAGCAATCACAAGCGCACTTTATCCGGCAGAAGATTTGTTTCCGTCTGACAATTTGTTTCCGTCCGATGCAAATACAGAATCCATGACCGGACACTACATCGCGTTTGATTATGAGGACTTTCAAAGCAAGGCAATTACACAGCTAGAAATCAAGACAAGTGAAGATAATGCCGGTGCTATTGTTGGAACTGCCGGAAACAACTATTCTATTACAGGAAACTTCCTTGTATCAGACAAGACCGGAGCGGAGCTGGAACAGATTGCAAATAACCTATTGCCTATTATGGCACAGGCGGCATACACACCGATTAAAAGTTGCACCTGTGTCGGAAATCCATGTCTGACACTTGGGGAACCAATCCGATTCAATACCACGAGAGAGATTGTTGAAACGTATCTATTGCAACGCACTTTAACCGGAGTACAAAGCAAGAGAGATTCAATCTCGGCACAGGGAACGCAGACACACTCTGCAAAGGTTAATTCTATCAGAGACACGATTGAAAGCGTGGAAAGACGTACCGGAAAGTTAGAGAGGAACGCAGACCATCTTCAATCCACATACGAGGATTTAGAGGAACAGACAAATACCAAGTTTGAGCAGACCACAAAAAGCATTGTTGCAGAAGTCAATCGTGCACAAAAAGCGGAAGGGCAATTAGACGCATCACTGGAATTGAAGTTAGGCAGAGATGAGAACGACCAGGTTATTTCCATGATCAATGCCAGTGCTGACCAGATTATGCTTCGTGGAAACAGGCTCATAATTGAAAGTAATAACTTCCAGCTTGACGGGAATGGACGAGTGTCAATTATTGATTCGTTGAATTTTATTGCAACCTCGCTTGGTGATGACATTGTAATTATTGGACTCGATGCAAGAGGAAGGCCAATGCTGCAAAACATACGCATTGACCTAAACTCTGTAACAGATCAAGATGGAGTAGCCATAGGGGATCATGCAAGTACGGCAGATCATGCGACAACCGCAGACTCTGCAACAACTGCAGAAAGTGCAAGGCAGTGTATAATGGCATCAACCGCGCATTATTTGCAAGGTATTGGACTATCCGATTATGTACGAATTTCAGACAACGGAAATTTAATCCCAAGTTCTAGTTCTGTGTACTGTGGAACTAACCCCAATCCATTTGCCGGAGGGTATTCTTCCGGTGGTTGGAAAACAACGTCTGATGGCAGAAAGAAAAAGGATTTTCGAAAACTGTTAGAGGATGATCGGTTTGAGAGATTTTTTGAGTTGCTGCAACCGATGGAATATCGGCTCATAGAAAATGATGAAAAAATGCACATGGGATTTGTTGCACAGGATGTCGAACAGGCAATGACGGATTGTGACATATCTGAAAATGAGTTTTACGGACTGGAACATGCGGTATTCTCCGAAAAAGATTTTGAATCTAATGAGGAATGGGAAAAATTCTTAGAGCAGAATGGTGGCGCAAATGATATGTATACATTGTGCTATCAAGAGTTTATTGCGCTTAACACTGCCATGATACAGAAACTGCAGAACAGGTGTAACGATTTTGAACGCAGACTATCCGCATTAGAAAGGAAGTGATTAGATGGCATATCAGAAAATCTATAGCCGCGAATATTGGGAGAACCTTCCAAGCGAAAAGACCGCAATTAATCGAAATAGGCTGAACAACATAGAGGGCGGCATTGATGCAATCGACGATCGTGTGTGCGCACTCGACACCACGAAAGTTGACTTGACCAAAGCTAACGAACTTGTAAAGGAAATCCTTTGGGATGAATCCAACGGAACGCTGACGGTCGTTAAGATGAATGGTTCCAAGGCGGTCATTGATACCAAGTTGGAGAAGCTGGCAGTCAACTTCAAGTATGATCCGGAAAGTCAGCAGTTGGTAATCACGCTTGACGATGGCACGGCGCAGAACGTGGACTTATCCGCGCTGATCACGCAGTATGAGTTCTTAGAGGGTGACGAGATTGCATTTGAGGTCACTTCTGATGGAAAAGTCAAGCCGATGATTAAGGGCGGCTCAATAACTGAGGATAAGTTGCAACCGAATTTCTTGGCGGATATTAAGGTAGAATCTGCCAAGGCGGTAGCATCTGCCAAAAGCGCAAAAGAGTCCGAAACCAAGGCGGTAGCATCCGCCACAGATGCCAAGGACAGCGCAGACCGAGCGCAGGGAATCGAAGACGAGATTAACAAGAAACTCACAATGACAGAATTTGATGTGAATGAGGATGGAGAATTGATTTACACGGACAATGCGGCATATAACTTTGTCGTTGACAATGACGGAAATTTGAATTGGGAGGTGGCTTAGAATGGCTATAGCAGGAAGAGTAGCAATTGTGCCAAAAGGCGATTGGAGCGCAAAGTCGGAGTATAAGAGACTTGATGAGGTAACATATAATAACACAATGTTCATAGCAAAAAAAGCTGTGCCGAAGGGGACGTTACCCACAAATGCAGAATATTGGTCTAAGTCTATTGTTGGCGGTGTCGGTGCAATCGCAACGAAAAAGGAAGCCGGAATTGTAAAACCGGCAGACGGACTTACAGTTGCAGAAGATGGAACGCTTAAAGTTAACATTGATGGCGCAACGCTTACAATGGATCAGGTCAACAATGTTATCAAGTTGGCTGATACATTAAAAGATAAAATTAACGGTGCATTTCCAGCGGCGAACTTAATCAACAACCTTACAACCACAAAAGCCGGATTTGGTTTGGATGCCCGGCAGGGAAAGGCACTGGACGATAAAATTACTGAAATAAACGGCAGTTTAAATAGTAAATTTCAAATCATTAATCCGGATGGCATTACTAAAAATTTCTACTATGAAAAAGGTATTGGCATAGCTGGTGGATGGTTTAGATTTTTTAAAATTACTTATTTTTCGGAAGCAGGGGCACAAGGAGCATATTATAACCATTTTAATGTCACAATTAGTCAAGTTTTTAATAATGGATTAGGCGGCAATTGCAACTTTGATATTATTGAAGAATATGTAGACAATCCCCATATAATTCAAAGGTACAATACTCTTAAACAAATTAAAAAGTTTAGAATAGTACGCAGCGGAAATATTATTTACTTCGATTTTTATGCTAATAGCATTGATAATACTACAATAGTGCTTATAAATATTCCATTCTACAAAAATACATCAAATATATCTGAGGCATCTATTGTAAAATATCTTATTGTTCCAGATGTTTCTGACGGAGAAAAAATAATTAAAAATACTAATCTAACAACAAATAATTAACTTTACACTTTGCTGTAATTTTTAATACCTATGACAATAACATCCATCGAATCTCTCGTATTACTGATAGTAAACTTCCCGGAATAGGCCTCCAGTGTATCTTCTTTCGAATAAGCAATAGTCACTCCTATTTGCTCGTTTCCATTAACGAACGAGACTCTGCTTCTAATACTGTCTGACTGATAGCCAACGGTTGTCGCTATTAAAAAATGGCTTGATAAATGCCCAACGAAAAAAATAATGCAATTCAAGCATGGAATAGTAATGCTTCCGTTTTTTGCAAGATTGTATTTTTTTGAAACCATTGGAGAGTTCTCAAAAGTTAAACTGCCGTTTAAGAAAATATATCGAACAAATATTCGAACGTAACTTATAAACCATTTTTATTATAGAAAGGAATTAAAAACATGGATAAAATAATTTTGAAAAACAAAACAGAATTTGAAATTGCCGAAGGAGCGAGTCTCGGCAATATTCAGATTCAGTCGAAAGACTTTAATGGAATCAAGTCAATCACAGATGCCTTTTCGGAAGAGAACATCTCAAAGGTCACATTTACACACAATGACCAGACTTCCGGAGAGTATGAGAATCTTAAGTATGAAGGATTCTCATATGTGCCAAATAAGGGCGAAGATGGCACAGAAGATGGTACATACACCGTAACGGTAAGCTTGAGAACTAAGACAGAGATGGAGAAAGCGATTGACGAATTGAAAGCCGGGCATGAAGCAAACGCAGAAGCAATCCAAGAACTGGCAAGCATTACCGCAGGAAGTGAGGTGTAGGATATGGTTAAATTCTATGTAAGACGTATTCTTATAGACAAGAAGATGACGATTGATGAAGTGCCGATGCGTTGGCGTGCAAAAGTGCAAGAAGAGATTGAGAAACAGCTCTCCGCTTCTTTGCAATGACATTTCCTGTCGAAACTTGCGACCGAAAAATATTGAAATCATGCATATTACAGTGATACTATGGACTTGTCCGAAAGGACACTTCAAGTTCTGGCATGGGTGGGGCTTGGCATGGCTCCGCCCATAATTGGGGATTGACTATGCCGAACACACGTTCTATAATTGCTTTGTTGGTACATAATAGTTTATGATTGGAGGTTTTTATGGTGGGAGAAGTAAAAACAAAAGAGACTTACAAAGAAGAAATTATAACTATGATAAAAGAAATTGAAGATTATAAGATTTTACGAATTTTGCATGAATTTGTAAAAGCTGGGTTAAAAGAAGAAAAAGCAGGGCGTTGAACCCTGCCTTTTCTTTTAGAATATAAATTTTTCGAAAAATTCACATAACAATTCTTTTTTGCTTACCGGCAATCTGCTATATTCAATAATAATTTTTTTGAAACGTTCATCATTCATTCCAATATTTAATGCAACACTTGAAAATTCTTCGTCAACAGGTTTATTAATGCGCGGGTCTATTAAATCTGTTTTTCCGATTTTGAAATAATCAGCCAACGCCTGAAGCTTTCCTGACCTTGGAAATGATTTACCGGTACACCACATACTTAAAGTTGTTGGGTTAATACCTAAGTCTTTTGCAACATCTATTTGCTGTTTTTGATTTAATTCAATATAGTATCTTAAATTTTCAGCAAACACTTCTTTTTGGATATCGTCTATATCCATTTCGTTAAATTGATTTTCGTTATCCATTTCTTCTGCCCTCCTTTCTAACTGTATTATAAACCAATAAAATAAAAAATTCAATATTAAATCCAATAAATTTGAATTTTAGTGTTGACAATCCAAAATAATTGGATTATGATTAAACCATCAAATATGAAAGGAGAGAAAAAGATGCCTAGAATTTCATTAGAAGCAGTTCGCGTAAATGCGAAAATGACACAAAAGGAATGGGCTGAAATGCTTGGTGTATCTAATGCAACCGTTGTCAATTGGGAAAAGGGCAAAACAGAGCCTAGCTTATCACAGTTGAAAACCATGAGCAAATTATCTGGTATTCCAATGGATTTTATTTTTGTGCCAGATACATCCAATTAAATTGGATTATAAAAGAAAGGAAGCGAGTGAGGACATGAAAGAGATTAAATCAGCAAATGACATAATTGTTGTTCCGGTTTCTTATTTTAATGGAATGGAAAAGGAATTGCAGAAGATTTTAAACAAAGTGGATATTCACGATATGGATGTCATGGAACAGGTTCTTCATATGCGGAAATGGCTGAAAACCAAAACCGTATATGAAGAAACAAAGAGATTATATCCTAATCTCCGTTTGGAAAATATTCATTTGCTTTTACCACAAGAAGAAGAGTGACGAAAGGGGTGATAATGGGTGGAAGAAAAAAGATACCGGCTTTTAGACGAAGAAGGAAAAGCTGTAATTGTAAAGAAAGACAAGGATAGATACATCGGTCTTGATGAATTAGCGCAGCATATAGCAATGAATATTGTTGATGATTACCAAAGTATTTTGGATGGCGATAAGAAAATCGAAGATACAAACATTGAATTATCCGTCAAAGTTCTTACCGCCATTTCTCCGGTCATTAAAACATATTAGAAATGTTTTATGTTGCGGAATGGGTTTTCTGCCGCTTCCACGCTAGAGGATCGATTTTCTTCTTTCGGTAGAGACTTTTTGATTTCTTCGCAGTATTGGTCGTACTTGGTTTTGAAATCACCGAAAGAATCATTACATCCACAGATTTTAGCGATAGCGTAGGCAGATACATATTCATTGTTCAAAAATTCACCTCCCTTATTTGATGATAAGGGAATTATACCACAGAAAGGAGAGTTATGAACGAATTACAGATTTTTAATTCGGAAGAGTTTGGAGAGATTCGGACAATTACTAAAGATAATGAGCCTTGGTTTGTCGCAAGTGACATATGCAGGCCGTTAGATTTGTCAAACCCAACAATGGCTATGCAAAGAATTGACGATGATGAAAAGGCTAAATTTAATTTAGGGTTATCTGGTGGAGAGACAAACTGTGTAAACGAATACGGTCTTTACTCATTGGTGCTTGCAAGCAGAAAAAGAGAAGCCAAGGATTTCAAAAGATGGATTACGCATGAAGTCCTTCCGTCAATCCGTAAGAATGGCGGTTACATAGCAGGACAGGAAACCTTATCTGATGAAGAGTTGCTGTCCAAGGCACTTATGGTAGCACAACGAAAGATTGACGAAAAGAACAACATTATTGCCATGCAGGACTCACGAATCCAAGGAATGATACATAAAGAGATTTTCGCTGATGCGGTATCAGCAAGCCATACATCAATACTCATTGGAGATTTAGCAAAGCTGATTTGTCAGAACGGTGTGCAGATAGGACAGAAGCGATTGTTTGAGTGGTTACGAGAGAATAACTTCCTTATTAAAAGCGGTACTTCTAGGAACATGCCAAAACAGAGATATGTGGAGCAGGGATTGTTCGAGGTTAAGGAAAGCAACATTCAGAATCCGGACGGTTCCGTAAGAATCACAAAGACAACGAAAGTTACCGGAAAAGGACAAGTTTACTTTGTAAACAAGTTTCTGAAAGGAGCATGAATGAAAAAAGTAATCCAATTCATCATAGGTGCGGTTGCAATGGAGTATTCCTTGGTTGCCGCGTGCTATATGGATAGCGAGGGCGCGTCCGGGGATATGTCGGCTATTAAATTTGTAGCAGGGGCAGTAATTGCGGCAATCATGTATTACTGGTCAGAAGTAGACCGAAAGAGAGCCGAACTTGACAAGCGAATTAAGAGAAAACGCAGAATGAGAGAGGATGCATGGTAGGCGTTGTGTATATAAGTGGCGCGAGATGTTCCACGAAAGAAAAGCGTATGCTTGCTGAACTTTTGGCAGGGAAACGAAAGAAACAGAATGATAAAGAGGACTTTGAAAAGGTTCTTGACAGAGAAATGGAAAGGAGAAGCAATGGAGAACAGAGTAACATTGATCGGTGATGTTGTATCAGCACCAAGAGAAAGCCATAAATCGAACGGTAAGAAATTTTATAAATTTTTCATCGGAGTTGAAAGAAGAAGCGGTGTTGCAGATATACTTCCGGTACTGTTTGATGAAAAAATCTGTGATACAGAAATTAGCGGAACAGTATGTGTCAATGGGAAGATAATTACTAGGCGCGTGAGAACAGGATCCGGAGAAGCCATTCTTATGTATGTTATGGCTGATGCGATCACAAAACCAGAGGATGATAGCCCTTTGAATGAAGTAAGTCTTGATGGAATCATCGAGGAAAAGCACCTTAGAGAAACACCACTTGGTCGTAAAATCTGTGATGTGAAACTCAAAACTTTAAGAGAGAATGGGAAAGAGGATTTGATTACTTGTATTGCATGGGGAAAGTGTGCAGAATATACGGACTCGCTTGCTTTAGGCGATAGGGTAAGCACATACGGAAGATTACAGAGCCGTAGATACAAGAAAACGTGTAAAAATGGTCGCGTTGTGGAAAAAGTTACATATGAGTTATCAATAAAAGGAATCGTGGGGGTGTAACATGGGAAAGAAAAATTATGTTTATGTTCCAAAAGAAGAGTATGAAGAACTGATTGAGTGCAAGTTACATATCAACATGTTACACGGATACATTACAAAAGAACATGAAGATAATATCAGATTGCGAGGATGCAAACAGGGCACAACAGATATGCTGACAATCGAAACTTTGAGTGGATACATGGAGAACGAAAAGCATTTCGATAGACTGGAAAGAGAATTTAAAGAAAGGGTGAGACAAAAATGCGAATGATTTTGAAATCGTTACATATGGAGAATTTCAAAGGGGTAAAGGATAAGACATACGAATTTGGCAAGACAACAAGGGTTTCCGGCATGAACCGGAGAGGAAAGACCACAATCGGGGCGGCATGGTACTGGCTGACGTCTGATAAGAACTATGAACTTGTCAGCAATCCAAATATCAGACCGGACAATATAGAAGATTGCATTCCAACCGTTACTGCAGATGTTGATGTGGACGGAAAAGAGATTACTCTTTCCAAGATGCAGAAGCGAAAAGTTGGAAAGCCGGATAAAAATGGAGTTTCGAAAGTTACTATCACAAATACATATGAGATCAATTCTGTGCCTAAGACAGAACGTGATTTTAAGGCATATCTGGAAGAATTAGGGTTTGAGTTTGATAAATTCCTCATTTGCTCGCACCCGAATGTGTTTACCAAGGATTTGTCATTGAAGAAAAAACAGGATGAAATGCGCAAATATTTATTCACTATGGCAAGCGAAAAAACAGATTTAGAGATTGCGCAAATGAATAAAGAAACTGCGGATGTTGCAAAATTGCTTGAATCCTACAAATTTGAAGAGGTTGAAGCCATGAACAATGCTTCCAAGAAGAAAGCAGTTGAACAGTTAGATGCGATTCCTAATCAGATTATCGGTCTGGAGAAAGCAAAGGTTGATATTGATGTGGCAGAGCAGGAGTTATTGAAAGCCGATTTAGAGAGAAAGATTGAAGCACTTGAAGATTTAATTGGGAAATCTGATGTGCGGATTGATGAAATGCGCAACGAAGAAATGCATTGTCAGTTTGAAATGTCAGCTGTTGCGCAGACCATGAATAATGAACTTTCAAGCAAGAAGCGTGAGATTGAAAATCACAAATACGATCACGAACGGAAGTTAGAGGATGTCCGTTCATCTATCGGAAAAGCGCAGGGTTCCATTGAAAGCAATAAGAAATCAATTTCCGAACAGGCTTTTAAGAAAGCTGACCTTGTGAAAAGGTACAATGATGAAATTGCAAAAAAGTTTGACGATTCTAAGTGGGTATTTGACGAATCTACAACGGTTTGTTCGTTATGCGGGCAAAGATTGCCGGAAGATAAAATAGAGTCTTTAAGAGCCGATTTTTCGCAGAGAAAGGCAGATGCAATCGAATCATTTAATGAAGAACACGCGAAAACGCTTGCCATGATCGTTGACGATGGAAATGCGTGTGCTGAAATGATTAAGAATCTGACCGAGAATAACAAAGAGCTGGAAAACAAGATTAACACCTTGAAACTGCACGAAGCGGAAGAAATTGACATTATCAAGAAATTCGATGAACAGATTTCTGAGATTCCGTCTTTCGCTTATTGTATGCAGAACGCTGAATATGCCAAGTTAAAGGCTAAACAGGATAAATTGCTTGCTGATATTGCAGAGTTAGAATCCAAGGGCACAGATAAGGCGGCTGATTACGCAAAAGCTGATATTACAAAATTAAAGAGCCAGCTTGATGAAGTAAATAAGATTATTGCACAGGCTGAAAACAATGTTCGCATTGATGAACAGATTGCAGATATGCAACATAAACAGAGCGAGTATGGACAAGCAAAGGCAGATGCCGAGAGGATTCTTTATCAGCTCAAAGAAGTTTCAAAACGAAAGGATAAGTTACTTGTTGAAGAAATCAATCAGCATTTCGGTATTGTACGTTGGAAGTTGTTCGATTTCCAGAAAAACGGAGAATATAAGGAAGTTTGTATTCCTACGGTGCTTGATGAAGAAGCTGGCATTTACAAGGTGTTCGGTGACACGACTAACACTGGCAGGGAAATTGAAGCGAAGATTGATATTTGCAACAGTTTTCAGAAGTTCTTTAATATGTATGTTCCGATTTTCCTTGATGGTGCAGAAAGTATCAATGATGAATATGTACCGGCTGTTGATACACAGTTAATTCTTCTGACGGTTTCCGAGGATAAGCAGTTGAAAGTGGAGGGTGTGTAGGATGAGTCACATTGAAATTTTTAAGTTTGATGAAAATGGAGATTCTGAAAGTTATGGAGAGGTAAGTAACGCATGGCTTGGTTCAATGCGAGTGTGGAACATTTTAGGGGAAAAGTATTGTGGTCATGGGGCATCATTATTTGACATGGGGCAGATGGAAGCAATTTGGAATCTTGTGGATGATAAATCTGTCACGTATGATGAAAAAATCGTCCTGTTTACCACATTCGATAAATACCTTGTTAAGAAAGAAGATATTCCCAAAGTTATTGATGCTTTCCGCAAGTTTGAGGGAAATACAAATCTTAATGAGCAGGCAGATGTGCTTGAAAGTTTGTATGAAGAACCGAATTGTATTGCGGTTGGATTCCATCAGAACAGTATAAGTTGCGAGCAGTGGTTTGACTATAACTGCATTCAAGACAAAGAACACTTTTGGCTATTTGATGAACTGAAAGAAAGCGAGGGTGCCGAATGTCAAGAGTTGGAATAAGCAACAACATCATACAGCCGGATGCACGGTGTATGTCGTGCAAGCGTTGGAAGAGTGCAAGTAAAGGGTTCTGGGGAAGAGCCGGATATTGTTCTCTTCCGTATTGCGAGAAAGATATGAGAAATAAAGGAAAGAGAGGCCGTATACATGGATGATATTGAAAAATTGAAAGCCGAAAATTCAGATTTGCGAACAAAGGTAGATAACCTTGAGCATAATGAATATAAACTTATAGGAGAACTTGAAAAAGCCTCAAAAACAAACGAAAGACTTTTGCGTATTCTTGAAAATTTGTCAAATGGATATGTGAAAAAGGAGAGGTAATTATGCAGTATATCAAAGCGAAATTTCCAAACAGTACAAGAAGCTACGTGTATCGCACCGAGGATTCTGTGAAAGCCGGTGACATGGTTGTAAATTCCAATGGTGCAAAGCTTACGGTCACGGATGAATCGGTGGATATGAAGTGGGTAGATACCTACGGTGCTGATAAGGTGGCAGTTGTAAGGAAGTATGAGAATCCACAGAAGGTAGATGTAAATTCTTTGGATGAAGAAACAATATGCAATTATTGCATATATAAATCTGATTGTCCTAAGGATGTTAGATGCTATGGCGGAGAACCCGTCTTTCCTTATTGTGCAGAGCATGAGCCGGAAGATTGGTTTGACGAAGAAACGTATTTGGAAGATTTAGAAGAAAGCGAGGAAAAATAGTTATGGCAGAGAACAACAGTTTAGAGGTACAGAAAGTCAACACTGCGGTCAGCCAGTGGACTAATTCAATCACGAATCTTGTTACAAAAGATTTCGAGTTATGCGGTGTGCCGTATGATGATTATTCAAAGCAGTGCGCCATGTCAGCTATGACAAGCATTTATCAGCTTGTTAAGGATAGCGATAAAATCAAGAATTTAAACGGACTTGATACATCGAATCTGCGAGAGGTTGTCGGTCAGTGCGCAAGCCTTAAACTCAATGCTAATGCAGTGCCGAGAGAGTGCTATTTTCAGCTTAGAACAAAGAGAGTCGGAGACGACTATGTGCAGGTCGTAGAAATGGGAATTGAGGGAGACGGAAACGATGCGTTACTTCGTAATTACGGAGAAAATGTAGATACCGTATATCCTTGTTGGCTTGTTAAAGACGGTGACGAGTTTTCCTATCCAAAGCATAAGGGTATCGAAATGACACCACCGGAATGGGAAGAAATGGGACGGTCGCAGAAAGTTGTCCGTGTTGTTTATCCTCTGAAATTAAAGGACGGCACATTTCAGTATCTGATCGCAGAGAGAGACGGTGTAAAAGTTAATCTGTTTGCTCATGTGCGCAACAATCTGATGAATGAGACTTTTGGCATCTGCCAGAATCGTTACAAGGCATCAGCCGAGCAGTTGAGCAAAATCAAGGCTAAGAAAGAGGAGATTTTCGATGCTTTGAGAAAATGCGCAACCGTTGATGAAATGTTGGAATGTGAAGTTGCAAAGCCTTATATCAGCGCGGCATGGCTTGACACACCGGAATCAATGATTGTTCGTAAAATGCGTAACAATGCAATCAAGAAGTATCGCAAGGACTTCAATAGCATGGCAAAGCAGTCATTCAATCAGCTTGATGAAACTTATGTGCAGACACAGGAAGAAATTTCCGAAAACGCCAATTCAGAGCCATTTGTTGTAGCTGAGTCCGAAGCGACCGACGGTGCAGCAGTCGAGCCGGAGAAAGCCGTTGAGAATGACGAGAACGTACCGGACTTTATGAAAGATTAGGAGGATATGAATTATGATTTTTGTTAAAATTGCAATTTTGTTATGGGTGTTGTTTTTCGTTATAGGAAAGTTTGTTGCTTCCGGCATTAGTCCAGCAGAAGAAATACGTCATGCTCTCGGCATTCCTTACAAGGTCACTTTTGGTAGGGTTGTTGTTGCAATCGTGTTTATAGCCGCACTCATTGATTCATTCGTGGCACTTATTTGGTTTCTGTTTTTTAGATGAGGAGGTTTTCTATGAGAGTTATATCGCAGGACGGAACGCTTGATATGCCATACGAAGAGGTGATTATTCAGAGATTCAGGTCAAGAATTTATTTCCTGAACAAAAACTTAATAGGTGTTGAGTCGCTTAATGAAGACATGCAAATTGCTGAATATCCCACCAAAGAAAAAGCGAAGAAAGCCATGGAAATGCTTAGGATTGCGTATGAAAATAATGAATTTTATCATCATACTGCCAATTCAGAACACTTCACGGAATTTTCCCAAGCGTTAAGCAAAGAAATGTTTAAGAAAGCTACATCAGAATATTTTCAGTTTCCTACAGAGGAAGAATTGGAGTAGGGTATGGATAATTTAACAAGATACACCGCAGACGATGAAGTACCGAATTGTGGACGATGTGAACACATCAATGATTCTAATGAATGGTGTATGCAAAATTGCGGCGGAGCAAATGGCTGGAGCGGCTATTTGAGATATGGAGAAAGCGAGGTGACAAAAGATTGAAACTTAGAGTTTTGGGTTCAAGCAGTTCCGGAAACTCATACGCCTTGATTTCAGACAGTGGCGAAATCCTTGCCATTGAAGCCGGATGCAAATTTCTTGATTTTAAGAAAATGATTGATTGGAAAATAGCAAATGTTTCCGGATGCATTGTGAGCCACGAACATGGAGACCATGCACGATACATAAAAGATTTCATGAAATCCGGCATTCCGGTTTATACGGCATTTGAAACACAGACCGCACTTGAAACCATTACAGGAGAGCGTACAATAGCCATTCCACCGCGCAGACCAAGGCAAATCGGCAGTTTTACAGTAACACCCTTCAATGTGCCACACGATACAGAAATCGAGTGCTACGGCTATTTAATCGAGCATGAGGAAATGGGCAAGCTATTATTCTTGACCGACTTGGAATATTGCAGATATGATTTTTCCGGCATGAACGTTGAGCATATCATGGTTGAAGCCAACTATAGCATGGATTTGGTAGACCGGAACGAGCCGAACTATGAACACCGTTTACGAGGTCATATGAGCCTTGATACGGCACTTAAATTTATTCAGACGAACGACAACCCAGCTTTACGGAATGTCGTTTTAATACACTTATCGGACACAAGCGGAGATCCCGCGTTATTCCTACAACGAACGAAAGAAACAATTGAATATGGATCGAATGTTTATGTTGCAGAAAAAGGGTTAGAGGTTGATATGAACCTCTGTCCGTTCTGATTGGTTGAAACACCTTGGCGAAAGCCTAAAAGAAACTATCTTGTTTGGCGAATAATAGTTATCACAAGCTTATTGAAAGCCATGTTTTGGCGGTGCGTTTACCGCGCCGCCCTTACAAAAGATTGGAGGTAAAAATTGAAATTATGTGAATACTGTATGGTTGAATTTGAGCCGAAGCGACCAGATCAGAAATACTGTAGACCCGACTGTGCAAGAAGATCTGCGCAGTTTAGAAATTTTAAAAAGGCTGGAAGAATTGTGTATACAAGAATATGCCCGAAATGTGGCAGGCTGTTTATGACGATAGATGAACGCAAAGTTGATTGCCAAGACTGCATCAGCATTGACGTTAAAGAACGCTTGAGAAAGCCAAAGAAAAAGGACGATGTAATCAAGGCTGTGAATCATATGGCACGCGCCTCCGGAATGAGCTACGGAAAGTTTGTGGCTCAAATGAGCATGAAGCCATTGGAGAGGAAGTGATTGGATGGGATATAAACACGGATTATCAAATAAATGCGGTAGATTATATCCTCTGTGGAAAAGTATTAAATATCGTTGCTATTGCAAAACTTCTCGCGACTATAAAAATTACGGTGGAAGAGGGATTGCAATGTGTGATGAATGGAAGAATGATTTTCTAAGTTTCCACGATTGGGCAATCGCAAACGGGTATAAAGAGGAAAAGACGGATAAGGGATTGAACATTTTAACCATTGACAGAATTGATGTTAATGGGAATTACGAGCCTAGCAATTGCAGGTTTGTAACAAATGCAGAACAAGCTAAAAACAAAAGAAATAGCATTCCTTTAGAGGAAAAATTTTTAAAATGTCCTGTTTGCGGAAAGCAATTTGTGAAAAAGCAGAGAAATGGGCAAAAAACATGTAGTAATCACTGCGGAAGGATTCTTTATTACAGAGAGCATCCAAACACAAAAGACTATATGAAAATATGTCCTATTTGCAATAAATCATTTAACGCCAAAAGAGGAGGTCATTACAATGACGCAGTTTATTGCAGTAAAAAATGTAAAGATTTATCAGGTTCGCCTGTTTGGGAGCACAACGGACAAACCCATAGGGTTGTTGAGTGGGCTGAAATAGTAGGTATAAATGCACATTGCTTATTACATAGAAAGGATATGGGTTGGACTATTGAAGAGATATTAACAACGCCATTGAGAGGTAGAAGAAAATGCCGAATGTAAATTACAAGCAGCTATATGCAATAAAAAAGAACAACGAGAAACGGATATTAAGTGTTTGCCCTAGAATGAAAAATCAGAGCGGAATTTATTTCTACACGAGGACTGATGAAAACGGTATATCTTACTTTTACATTGGGCAGAGCGTTGACTGCTTAGAGAGAAATGTTTCACATTTATCCGGTTATCAGCACATAGATCTTTCGATTAAAAAAAGAGGATTTTATAGTGAAGAAAATCCGTATGGATGGAAATTGGATTTTATCCATTATCCGAGAGAGAAACTTGATGAAATGGAACAATATTGGATTTTGGAATATACAAAGAAAGGTTATCAATGCCGTTACAACAAAACGGCTGGCGGTCAAGGCGCAGGAAAAGGAAAGATAAACGAATTTAAACCGGCAAAAGGATATTATGACGGCATTAAACAGGGCAAAAAGAGTCTTGCCAAGGAATTATCGCATATCGCTGAAAAGCACCTTGAAATCCGTTTGAAGCCGGAGAAACAGGGCAATAAGGTTTCCGAGAAACAGTATGAAAAATTCATAAATTTATTAAAGGCAGGAGAGACAAATGGGCGAGATTAGAGCAAAACTGGTTCGAAAATATGAAAATGATGTTGCATGGTATTTTGACGAGTACGAATTAGAGTGTATTGAATGCGGAGCGCATTATATGAGCGGTCGCTATAATAGTCGAACTAATCCTTATTGTCCAATTTGCAGGAGAAAACATGAGAGAGAAAGGCAAAAGAAAAGCAAACTTGCAAAAGCTACAGCATTACGAAATCAGATAGTAGATAGCTTTGTTGATGATTTTTGCAATTACATAGACGAAAAATATCATCGCTTTGCAGATGATGAACGTGTGGAAATGCATGAGTTCGCAAATAAGTGGAAACAGGAGAAACAGGAACGATAATTCTCTAAAAACAATATAAGAAGTTTATGACACTGATTCACGCAAAAAGGGGGCACAGAATGAACGTAGGAAATCAAGCCTGCATAGGTCAAATGAGCCTGTTTGACTTATTTCCAACAGAACAGAGCGAGAATTTTAATCCCATTTCTGCATACGCAATGAAAGGTTCTTTATCTCAAGGCGGAAAGCAACGTATCTTTGAATACTTCTTGGCAAACAAGAACAAGAAAGACAGGATCGCATTCTTGAAAGAAGAGTATGGGATTGGTGGTTTTGGGTTTATGACAAACGAACCGTATGTTGTCCGCGATGCTAGGCACGATGCCAAGTCACATGAAATCGAGTATAACGGTGGCAATGGTGTAAATTGGAAAATGAGTATTTCGTATGCGCAATTAGAGAATGAAATCGATCGCTTAATTACAGAAGATAAATATTTGGCAAAAGGAGAGTGATTAAATGGCAGAAGTCAAGTGGATTAAGATCACAACAGATGTTTTTGATGATGAAAAGATTCTGCTGATTGAGAGTATGCCGAGTGCGGATAGCATCATTACGATTTGGTTCAAACTTCTTATTCTTGCCGGAAAACAGAATAACAACGGCGTGTTTATGATGGGCAACAAGCTGCCGTTCACGGATGAAATGCTTGCCACCATTTTTCGCAGAGATTTGAACACGGTAAGGCTTGCGCTTAAGACATTTGAAGAGTTTGGAATGATAGAGGTTGTTGACAACGTGATAACGATTCCGAATTGGAATAAGCATCAAACGCTTGACGCTTATGAGAAGAAAAAGGAACGTGACAGGCTATATCAACAGAACCGAAGAAAGAAGCAGAAGAACCTAATTGAGCAAAAATCGACCGATAAATCGTCTGATGTCGCTGTTTCAGATAAAGAAGAAGAAAAAGAAGAAGATAAAGAGAAAGAAAATATAAAAGAAAATTCGCTGTCGACCGATTCCGGAGATTTGTTTGATTTTGACGATGCATGGAAAAAGACTTTTAGTATATACCCCAAGAAAACAGCGTACAGTACCTCTAAAACGGCTTGGATGGATAAAGTGCTAGAAGTTATCGAAGAGAACCAACCGGACATTGCACGGCTGTTATACAAAGCCACAGAGGCATATTTGAGTGACTATCAAGAAAAGAATCCAGACGATACGGATTTTCGATACATTCCAAAATATGTTGATTGGCTGAAAAATGATTGTGACTATTGGTTGCAGATCGCGGAGAAACGAGGTGATTGCAGTTGACAGAAGCAGAGTTCGGAGTGATCGGGTGCGTATTGATTGACAATGATGTGCTAAATAACATCTGGCGAACACTGAAACCGGAAATGTTTAGTTCGGAATTTGCACAGGATACATACAAAGAAATGCTTGCTATGTATGACCGGAATGAAAGTATAGATCCTATGTCCTTGTCAATGGCACTTGAAAGCCACAAATACGCACAAGAGCAGATTAGCGAATTGATGAAATCCTGTATTACCGGAACAATCACTTCAACCATGGTTAAAAGTTATGCCGATGCGGTTTCGAAAGAATACAAAGCAAGAACGGTTCGTGACATGTATCAGAAATCTAGTTTAAAACCATGTGACATTGATGATACAATCAGCGATCTTCTTACAAGACTTGAACATTTGCAAGAGGGAAGGGAAGTAAAGCTAAAACCAATTAAGCAGATTTCAGTTGAGAATAAAGACAAATATTTCAACGAAAGTGTTGGAGAGGGTGGCATAAAAATCGGGTTATCGCAACTTGATGATGCGCTTGGAGATCTTGAACGCGGTGATGTAACAGTAATTGCTGCAAGACCGGCAGTTGGAAAATCCGCACTCACAACGCAGATTATTGGGAATATGGCAAAAAATGGACTTAAGGTCGCATATTTCAATTTGGAGATGATTGACAAACAGGTGTATGAGCGATTTATTTCAAGGCTTACGGGAATCGGCTTAACGAGAATCAGAAGGGCAAAAGCGTTTCTTGGTGATGAACAGGAAAAATTTAACCAAGCGAATGAGGAAATGAGCGATTATCAATTATGGATTGCGTCCGGTACTGTATCTCCGAGAGAAATAAAGTCAGAATGCAGGCACCAAAGCTTTGATGTTATCGTTGTTGACTATCTGCAATTGCTTATGCCGGATAACAGATATTCCGGAAGAAACGAAGAAGTAGCATCAATTTCAAGAGGTTTGAAATCTGTTGCAAGAGACTTAAATACCCATGTGATAGCACTTTCGCAGATAACAAGGGCCTCCGAAAGCAGAGACACAAAAGAGCCTACCATGGCAGAGTTGAGGGAATCCGGGGCAATCGAACAGGACGCGTCAAACATAATTATGCTGTGGAATCTGTCAGACAATGACAAGGGAGCCAAGGGTGTAAAAATCGAGAAGAACAGACAGGGAATGACAATGCGTGAAGCAATGGAGTTTGACGGAGATCACATGAAGTTTGTTGAAATCGAAAAACCGTTTGATGATGTTGTTGCGGAGATAAAAAAGAAAGAACGTGGGGACGGATTCAAGCCGTACAATGGCGATTGTCCGTTTTAGAGGTAGTGGCTATGGCAAGTGCAAAGATCGAAAAGGGTTCGGAAGAATGGCAAGTATTTATGGATTATTGGCAATTCATTCAGAAATACTATTCACCGGACAACGCTGATTCTTGGTGGGATGAAGTTGTAAAATCCGGAGAATCATTGATAAACAAATACAAGGGCATGGAGATTGAAGAACGTGCAAGACAGCTTGTATTGAGTCATTTTGCATGGTTGGAAATCACATACAGAAAGGAGAAATCAAAGAAATGAGCAATGCGTTGAGACGGAATAAAAAGCCAACATTTTACACAAAACAGGAAATGCGGATTATCGGGAGAAATGATTTTGAAAAGAGAAATGCTGATAAGGTTATATCAAAATCATACAAAGATTTTGTCGTGATTGGGTACATAATTCTGCATGACAAATTCGGATTCGGACAGACAAGAATCATCCGGTTGCAGGATTTTTTGAAATCCTACTTAGATGAAGCAGCATCCGGTGGAAATACCGGAAAGGACTTGTCTGTTTACCTGAAAAGTAAATACGGAATCGACATCAAAGAAGAAGTCGGAAAAATTCCACAGAGACAGTTAATGAACCTGTATGCAAAGAAAGGTTTCTGTATCGAGCGTGAAGCCTACAGACTTTCCAGTGCATCTTTGTTTAACTATTTTGCACTGACACTTACGATTCTGAAAAAGGAGTTTAAGATAACAGCGGAACAGTTGCAGTATTTCACGGACAAATTTATTGACTACATCGACACATTGGCTAATTACAAGCAGTTTCAGTTAACGGTGCCGATGATAGCGCATAGTTTGGCTGATGAGATTAAGTTTGTATGTGATTTGGAGGTGTAAAGATGTTGAATAAAGAAAAATATGCGAATAAGATTATAGAACTTGCGGCAAACGCAGAGGTGTTTGTATTAAAAAATGGAGAACCTGCACTTTGCAGAGAAACTAAATGTGAAGATTGTGATTTTAATAAATTAAATTCGTGCAAATGTAGTGAGTATAAATTTAGAGAATGGCTTAATTCGGAGTATGTTGAGCCACCTGTTGATTGGAGCAAGGTTGCAGTCGATACGCCGATTTTGGTAAGAGATAGCGAAGAAGATGCGTGGAGAAAAAGACATTTTGCAAAATACGAGAACGGAATAGTGTACACATGGAGTGGAGGAACAACACATTGGAGCGTTCACAGAGGTAACAATATAAGAGGTTGGAAAATGGCAAAGCTGGCAGAAAGCGAGGAATAGGCATGGAGAGATTAACAGAACGAACAGCGGATGGAATCTTAGTAAAAGAGAATTACGAGAAAGAATCCTTAAAAACCTTGTATTCGTGCTATGGCGAAAAGCCTAATTCATATTATTCCAACTGCGAAGAAGGTTATTGCGCAATGGAGAAGTTAGCGGATTACGAGGATGCAGAGGAGCAGGGATTACTTCTGCGGTTGCCGTGTGGAATTGGCTCAGATGTATATATAATTCCTAGCAAAATCAATTATGAATTAAATATTTTAAGTCTGCACCCGGAGAACAACAAAGTTTATCATCAGAAAGTAGCCTTGATTACTTTTACAGAAAAAGGATGGTACATGGAGTGTGATAAGGATCGAGAATATGCAACAGACCGAATCCTGTCAGAAAAAATGTACAAGGAAACCTGGTTTTTATCACAAGAGGAAGCCGAAGCCAAGCTGAAAGAAATGAGAGGTGGAGAGAATGGATAAATTTCTTAAAAGCGTAAGCGAGCGAGACTTTGATAGAAGAATATCGGAAGTTGTTGAAATGCTTGAAGAAAAACAACTCTACGGAACTATCAGTTTGATAAAAGATTTGAAATATTATCTTGACTTAGCGACAAAAGAAAAGGCGCACACTTGTAACTGCCAGAACAACAGCAATTCAAGAAATAATGAGCCTTGTTGCAGATGCGATAGCAAACATACCAAGAAACCTATATTTAACCATAACCTAAGTGATACTCTTTCTGTATTCCATTGTGAATGCGGAAACACAATCAAAGTAAGTCACGATATAGGAATAATGAATAACAACAATGCACCAAATTACTGTAGTAAGTGCGGTTGCAAGTTTGATTGGAGTGATGAAGAATGATGTTCCAATCGTACATAAATTTCTTTCTACTAATACTTATAGCCATTAGGTTAGATATTCTGACAGAATTTGGAGTTAAACTTTTTTGCATTCTGTCAGTTGTAGCGATGATTGGACATGAGATTTTTGATTATTTGAAAAGAGGAGATAAAAAACGATGAGACTGATTGATGCAGATGCACTAAAGAAAGATTTAAAATCGGTTACTTTAAGCAATGGAACTTTAGTAAATACAAATGCAGTATTGTATTTACTAGAAGAATATCCGACGGCTTATGATGTAGACAAGGTTCTGGAACAGTTGGGAAAATTGAAGAAAGCAGAGCAGGACAGACCAGATGATTGCGACGAGGACGGATGCGGAGACGGCGAACAGATCTACGATGATGGGAGAAGCCAGGGAAGATTTGAAGCATTTGGCAAAGCAATCCAGATTGTGAAAGGCGGTGGAGTAAAGTGACAAGCATAGAATTATGTAGAATGTGTACCGAGTATTCTGCGGACACAAGATGTGAGCATAAAAAGGATTGCAAATTGCAGAAGATTTTGACAGAAAATAAAGCGTTAAGGGCAGAAAATAAAGAACTTCGAACAAAAGCGTTTAGAAATTCATGGGAGAAATCCCCTGACATAATGGGAAGATGAGGTGGTGTAGATGCCAATTAAATCGATTTTATTCAACAAACAAATTAGTACCGAAATGGTGAGGGCAATTCTGGACGGAAGGAAGACTTGCACAAGGCGAATTTGCAAAGATGCCAATGAGTGTACTGTGCCGGATATGGAATTTTACAATGCTGACAGGCGGACTTATGCAGTACATAACTTTGCTGATAAGGAGCATACGGAGCAGTTAAGCATAGCAGAAAGAACTTGTCCTATTTGTCCGGGTGACATCCTCTATGTCCGCGAAACTTGGGGGTATCCAATTGCTTTAAATTCAAATGAACAGTATGTTTTTAGAGCGGACGAAGTAGCAGAAAGTGGCTTTAAAAATGATAGTCATATATGGCACCCATCCATCCATATGCCGAAAGAAGCAGCGCGTATCTGGCTTAAGGTTATGAATGTGAGAGTAGAGCGGCTGCAGGAGATGAAGCCGGTTGATGTGATAAAAGAGGGAGCTTATCCTGATTGTTGGGATTGTCTTAATACATACGGAGAAAGCGGTTCGCAGTGCTGTTATGGGACAGAGGAACAATGCAGTCAATGTGATGAAGTGATGATGGAATGGGAAAAACTTTGGAACTCGACTATTAAGAAATCCGACCTTGACTTCTACGGATGGGATGCAAATCCGTGGGTGTGGGTGATTGAATTTGAACGATGCGAGAAGCCGGAAGAAATTAGTGGTTAGCGAGGCGAAAAATGGTAAATAAAGAAGAAACCAA